TGTAAGGAATGAATTCCTCTGCAGGAAACCAATAATTACTAGCTTCTTCCAGTTCATAAGCTTTTCTTCCAGAAGTTAGTTTTATAATTGATTTTATAGTACATATATTTCCTAATAGATAATTTATATCTACGCCCCATAGAATACGAGGAGTATTAGATCTAAAAATTACTTTATCTCCTCTCTTCATGTTGTCTTCTTTCATGGATAGCTAAAAATAAAGTACCTTCTGCAGGAATAAACATATCCAACTTAAAAATATATCCTGATTCTTTAACACAACAATAAGCCTCAAAACCTCTAGGGCTATTTATGGATATTATAGTCATAATTTTTCCTTTAACTTCTTCCATAGGAATACACCATATGCATTCATGCAATCTAGGGTCAACTATTACTTTATCTCCAACTTTCATCTTATTCCTCCAATATAAAATCAAGTACTTCTACAATACCCATACCTGATATATCTAATAGTTTCATTTCCTTTGAAGCATACTGTACAATACAAATCCCGTCCTTGATTGTGCAGCTTATTATGCTTCTCTTTTTTAATAACTTATCTAATTCCATAATAGCTCCTTGATAATTCTCTTGGGGAGTCGAACCCCAAGAGAACTGTTTATTTTATTGTTTACTCAGCATCTGGAAGATAGAACTTTTTGATTCTATCCTCTCCTACAGCTTCGACAGCAGCCATTGCTACCTCATGAGAGCTGAAGTAAATACCATCTGTAATTTTTCTTCTGCTCCATGTGGAATCAACTTTCTCTGTCTCTCTGTTCCAGCAGAGTTTGTATTTTCTCTGAGAGTGATCGTCCCAGTCGATCTCATCGTTGTGATCAATAGCGAAGCGTTTCAGCTCTGCTACAATCATCAGATACTCAGCGGCTGCATCTCTCTCTTCCTCAGTCTTGAAGCAGTTGCCTACTGCTAAACGCATCACATCTTTCTGGTTCTCTGCTGTGAATACTCCACCGTCTTTCTTTCCTGTACCCCACAGATAGAAGTACTGCTCACCTTCTGTTGGCTCCCAATGTTTCTGTACTGTCTCTGGTGCATCAACCATTCCCTGAAGTGCTCCGATGAGTTCTTTAAGCTCGTCCTGTCCAAGTGCTGCCATAATTTTTGTAATAATAGTTGTGTTCATCATAATCATAATCTCCTATTCTTGTTTGAAATTTGTTTTTTGTTGTTTGTTTTAATCTTTACCCATATTCAGTTGTAATTTTTCTATATTCAGTTGTAATTTATATGAAAACCTCTTAGTGGGCTAGAGGTCAATCATATACTTTGGCATAAACATTCCTCCTTTACTGTGATTTTATATCAATAATGTCACAAGCAGAATAATACTGATAATGACTTAAAGCCATACCAATTGCTTCCATTTCATTTATTGCGAGGATTTCACAACAGATTTCATTTCCGCTGTAAGTCTGAAGATAAATATGGAAGAATTTCTTTGCCTTCTCCTCTTTCGAGAATATATAAGTACAATCATCTGTATAAGCTGTTGTGTAATCAGTGCTAATAGGTGATGCTTCTTCATCATAATCTCTCCACCAGTTTCCATAACCACCATAGGCAGCTTCAATGTACTCAAATGGTTCCTCGCATGGTAAAGCAAGAATCTTTTTCGCTTCTTCAATTGTAGAAAGTAATGCCTCTACATTGATTGTTTCTCTTGTAGTGTGTTCGTCGAAATAACCAGAAGATAAATTGACTGCTGCTACACCGAGTGCCGGAGCAATTGTTGATATATCACTCACAGAACCCCATGCTGTTTTGAAATATCCAGTAGACTCTATGAACTCTTCAAAATCTGGATTGTCACAAGAGTAGAATACACAGTCATTGGTCCCTCTTCTATCAATTTCAATGATATAATTTATATCATTGTTTACTATATAGTCACTTACAGCAAACTTCTCAGCTCCTACGCACCCTTTCTCTTCATCCTCTGTAAACAATACAGAACAATGATACTCTTTAATAATTTGCAGAATAGCGTAGATGCCACACCGGTCATCTCCCCCAATCCCTTGAGGAGAAGACATGATTGCTCCAGTGTATTTGATTTTCTGGACACATTCTTCATGTACTGTGTCCATATGAGCAACTAAGAGTACTGGGAAAGTTCCCTTAGCATAGAGGAATCCATCTTCTGATTTAGGCTCATAACCTGCTGCTTCCAACTTGGCTTCCAGGTGACTCTTTAAAGTCATCTGTTTCATTCTCAAAATCTCTTCTAATTCTGTAATTTTATATTTATTTTTACTCATCTCCGGTCTCCTCTTCTACACAATCTGGACAAAGTCCTTTGTCACCTTCTTCAATTAAGTAAGTTTGTCCACATACGCAAGTATTTACTTTTTCAATGGGATAATACTCATCTTCAGTATCTACATATGCATATTTGTTCTCTAAGCATCTGCCACAAACATTTTCATCTGTAGATTCAATATAAGTCAAATCATCATTGTTAGTTAACTTTCCACAACAGTCACAAGTGGAAAAATCTTCAGAGATACATTCATCACAGATGTCCTCATCTAACTCCTCGTAATAATGAATACTCGAATTGGGTACTCTTTCACCGCAGTGATCACAATAAGTGGAACAACCACTACAATACCATTCTCCATTGATACAGTACATTTCATCTTCGTCATAGCGATCACCGCAATCACAGCATCTTCGAGAGCCGCTGTAGGCATAATTATCATAGCAATCTTCACAAAGAAGTGTACTTTCCATATCATGCCAATCTCCACATTTTACACAGTAGATATCATGTCCAACTGTCATATGCCTATTATCTACTCTTCCCTTGGGAATCATTTTGATAATTTTACTTACTGAGCACTCACTCTGGCACTCATAATCTCTGTAGTGGGTACCTTCAGAATTAATAACTGAGCAACAAGCAGAGGTGCCGCCTTTCTTTCTCCAAAGGTTAGGAGCCACCAAACAATCAGCGATGATTTTCTGAAGCTGTGCTCTAATTGGAGTATACAGTGAGTTTTTGCCATCGTTACATTGAGGGTAGAGTCTTCCCTGTACAAGGATTCCATCTTTATAATGGAATAACTGACGGATGATTTTCGGCTCGAACTCTAAGTCATTTCCGTCGTACTCTTTATCTACCTGATAGTAAACCATTGTAGTTCCATCAAGAAGATAACTCATTGTTCCAGAACAATGGCATCCTGAGTAACCATTAGGATTGTTTTTATCAAGTGTATGACAGGATGACCAGCTATTTCCATTGGAGGACAACAGATAATCAACTGGATTAACTGACAGAATAGTGTGCCGGACAACATCCAATGGATTGATTGCATCTGAATATTTGGCATACCTCTTTTCAAAATCTGAATAGGTATTAGAAGTAATACCTATAAGTGTACAGATTTTCTTCACTGCTCTTGAGGTTTTCTGACCTGCTGAAATACCTTTAATATCAGGATAGCATTCTTTAATTAAAGAAGCTGTTCGTTCATCCAGAAGCTGTTCTCTATAATATCTCAATGCATCCAAAGCATCTGTGTATCTTCTCTTGTTAATCATCCAATCAATGAACCTGTAAATTTTCCCCTCGTCTGGCTGTCCCTTGATATTCTGATCAAATGCTACATAGCATTTTTCATCATTCCAGTTAGGATGATGTTTTAATAACTCAATCAAAGGGGTTTTGTTGTCTGCCCATGTGTTGATAATTTTATCAATGGCTGAATTACCCCAAGGGATATCATACATATTCAGAACTTTAATCATACCCTGTTTCATTGTTTCTTTATTCATGCTACAAATCCTCCTAAAATTGTTTCATATAATTCCTGTGGAATCTGTTCTTTTCCTAAGTACTGTTCAGAGATTTCTTTTGCTCTCTGTACAGCTAATGCGCCTTTATCTTTGATTCTGTCATAAAAGGCTTCCACTGTATTCATGACTTTTGAAACTGTCTCATATTCTGTATACAACTCTTTGTCATCTGACTGAATCTGTTCAAACACTTCCTGTACTCCATAGGTTACGAAGCATTCTGGACAATAATCATTGACCAAAGGTCCGGAAATAATCTTTCCGCAGTGCTTACAGATGGAGAGTTTATAATCTCTCTCATCTAAATCTTTGTAATCTCCATTTTCAAACTTGAAGACCTCATACTGATCAAAGATGTAAGCTGCTTCGTATCCTTTGGCGAGCTCCTCAAACTGAATCAGAACCTCTACAGAATCCTCTTTTTCTTGCGAAAATGTTTTTATTTTCTTGTTTAGAGGTTTCATTTTAAACTTGCTGTCCTCAATGTAGAGAAACTTTGAGTCAAAGTTCTCTGTGATGTCTTCTCCTAAGACATAGTTTTTGAAGAGGAGTCCAAGGACAATATCAATGTCCTTAGATTCTACCTCTGATGAAGTGATTCTGTTATCTTTATATAAACTAATAAGTGTTGCCATTTGTTTTCTCCTTTCTTAACTGTAACTGCATTATAAACCAGTTTGTAAAACTTGTCAATACTTTTTTACAAACTTGTTTAAGAAATTTTCTTTCCTTTCTCGTTAAACTGTTTTGGTTCACCAAGAGATACAAGATAGTCCTGCAGGTAGAGAGCAAGACTTAATTCAACTCTTTCTGGATAAGCAGCTATTCCTTTTGCTTTAAGTGTACTTGGCTCAGTTCCTCTCATAATAGGCAATACTTTTACTAATCCAATATCTCCGTAGAAGCAATAAATTTTATATAAGTTCCTAATTATCTTGTCACATAATCCATCTCCTGATAAGTTATAACCAGCTTTACAACAAGTAGATATAATACTTTCATAAGCTATCTTACCTTTTGCTTTAATTATCCTGTAAGCGGATGTGTAACTACCAATAGTTCCTGGTTTTCTTACCCCTTTGTCTTCTGCAATGCTTAAATTATATTCATCAACCACTTCCTGCAACGCTACAGCATTCGGTTCACCTAAGATAAGATTTGCCTTATGCATCTGCAGCGGAGTAACTTTTTCAGTATACAAGCTCTGTCTTGTAAAGATACTTGCTTCGAAATGTCTTCTCTCATCTGGATCAGATGGGGCTGAAGTAATAACAACACATTCGAGCTTATCTAAAATACCTTCTGATGCAATAAAACGACCATAGCCATCCACTATGGAAAATGTGCTTTCTTCTGGATGTGGCACCACTAATAATGCATCCATAATCATATGATCAAAATTGTCATGCATTGCTTTAATTTTTCTATGATTTCGTGTTTCCAGCCGCTGATAAGCAGGATCGACAGACATCAGTTCCCTTGGAATTACTGCGCATGCCTTTGTACCAGAGATTAATAAGTTGCTCATAACTGTGTTGTAAACGATGTTTTCCATTTTGTTTTCCTCTTTTCTTTTTTTATATAATAAAAAAGAGCTGTTTTCACAGCTCTAATTTTATTTCATAGTTTAATAGTTACATTCTACTAAGTTGGTGAGATACTCAATACCATGACCACATAAAGCAGTCAGAATTTCATCTAATATGTCAAATTCTCCGTCTGTTTCGCATGATTCAAGAGCTTGAATGATTCCGTAGCCTTTTTCATACTCACTGGTATTCATCATCTCCTTAGTTACTGTGTCACCGAGTTTTTCCTCGGCATAATCAACTCTGTAGAGTCTTTCCTTTGCTGTCTTCATTTTGAAAACCTCCTTGATATGATTAATTCTTTAAGATTTTTTGGATCCTTTGTCCAAATTAAATCTTTATCTTTGTATTTCATTTCATAAGTAAGTCCATTTACAGTTGACTTATATAGAGCTTTTATAGAGCAAATGCCACGAATAGTGCTCAAATTTTCATCGTAATTACTGCCTATCATAAAACCATCAGGTCCAACAATACAAAAATCTTGACTGCCATAATTCGCAGTCTCGCAATCGGTAAGAACAAGATAGCTTCCTGCTGGTGTGACAGCTATCATTCCAGACCGGAGCTTCTTTCTTAAATCAACCATGCTGCCTCCTTTCTATTAGTGTACGGACAGATGAAATAAGTTTCAGGTCTTCAGCATAGCTCCAACCAATAGTGGTAATCTGAGCCACCATTTCCATTGTGTAATGAAATGTTTTCTTTATAGTAATAGACTAAATATTGGAATGGTTCTCCAAGATCTTTGTCAATATCTTCTATCTGTCCTATACCGTAATATTTATGATAAACTATGTCACCTATATTTAATTCTTTAGGATGTTGCATTTCTTCTCCTTTCTATTAGCTTGCACAAAGACAGAGAACGGACAAGAGTAAGTGAACTTCTGAAGCACCACCAATAGCGACAATCTGGGCCTCTATCGTTGCCATTATACAAACGGTTATTTTCTTTATAAAAATAAACTAGATATGGCGCTGAGGAAGATCTAATATCTATTATTCTTCCCATACCAGAATTGCTTCGCCATACTATATCACCTATTTTCATTGTTGTCTCCTCTCTATTAATGATGCCAGTGGAGGAAGATACTTCATTATTTTAATGTCATCAAAACTAAACCACCAACCATGGTTGTCTGGACAGGATCTTGGCTCTATTGCACCATCGTGCAATTCTTTATTTGCCTCGAAGAAAAAGACGAGTTCACTAATACTACTTATTTTGATAACTTTCCCTACCCCGTATACCGGGTGTTTAACATAAGTTCCTATCATTTGCCTTGCCTCTTTTCTATAAAATGTCTCAATGGTTTCTTATGCAAGAGCTTGATTTCATCTTTACTATAAACCGTACAGTTTATAACAGCTCTACCATCAATTAAACCATTGTATAAAAACTCATAGGAATGATTATAAGTGACTACATAAGAATAAAACGCTCTACTTTTATACCATATCAGTTTCCCTACTTTTCCGTAAGGGTCGTATACATATATGTTTTGCATTGGCGTATTCCTTCCTTTTAGTAATTAGATCAATCAGCGGTCTCTTCCTGAGGTATTTGATATCTCTTTTGCTATAGCATGATGCGTTAGTTATATATCTTCCTTCATAGTATCCAGAGTAAAACTTTGGATCATGTTTATAATGGTCTACTATGTAGTGAGAGAGCCATAATGATCCGTCATAAAAATTTAATTTACCTAAACCATTAGGTGTCTTTACATAAATATGTCTCACCGTTATTCTCCTTTCCGATTTTATTTACGTGTTTATAATAGCAAACATCCGTTCTCTTGTCAAGCATCTATATAACAGAAACTTCCAGTTCCTGTATCTACAGTACAACAGGCATGCTCGTACTTCATTATCAGACGATTAAATTTCTCTTCTGACATAGGAGTTTTCACTCTGAACGGATGTGCCCAAGGTGAATCCACTTGCATTCTATTAGGAAGCAAATATACAGAATTTCCTGCAATGAGTGCTTTCTGTGCTTCTCTTCTGGTTACCTTCTTTAACATATTGTTCCCTTTCTAAGTAGCATAGTTAAACATCTTGGAGGAAAACGGGTAGCCCTAGGTTTCATGCTACCCTTTTTGAGCAATTCAAGATGCTTAAATATACTGCTTATGCAGTATATTGTGATAACTGGTCTAAGGTACCGGTATAGTGAGCGTCTACAATTTCATCGTCATAGACCTCATCAGTTCCGTTGGAGTTCATGATGCAAGATGCGAGATCATTGATGAACCAATCATCTGTGCTGTCAGTGTACCATGAGAATTGATTTCCATTGGCACATGTCATAGTTACGAGGTCCGTGTCTTTATCTACTTCCTGGACTTCAGTTACTATACCTGTTAGAGGGTACAGGTCTTTGCATTCTCCATCTGTTGTTGGAGCTGCTGATACTGGGGTTGAAACCATCATAGTTGCTAATGCTAAAACTAATAATTTCTTCATGATTTTTATTTCCTTTCTATATAACTACGATATATTTATAGATATCTACATATTGATCTAACTGATATACAGGTGCCTTGTCAAAGATAGGCAACAGTCTATCAATCATACCTTCATATTGCCTTGTGAGTTCTGCTAAGATAGCTTCATACACTACATTGGACAACTCACAGAATTTCAAAATCATAATCTCTTGGATAGTGTAGACATTATTTATAGCAGATTCCTCCTTTAGATAAAATTTACTATCTCTCTTGCTAAGTATGAGTACATGACAGACACAGATATCTTGTGCCATGATCCATTCTGGAACATCATTACTGGAATATCAAAAGGATCCTTTGGACGTTCAGTGCATATAAACTGAAGCCTATTTCCTCTAATAAATAAGGCTCCTTTAGGTACTGTGTAACCCAAAAGAGCCTCTTTCCGTTGCAGTCGGACGGTTGTGTATTTAATTGTCATGTGTTTCACTCCTTTATATATTCCATGATGTCACCTGGTTGACAGTTAAGTATTTCGCATAAATGCATGATAGTATCTACTGCTACATTTGCATTGTCGGTTAATCTCTTAATAAGAGTAGGAGACATTTTATAGTCTTCTCTTAAATTACGTTTTCTTAGTCCTCTTTCTCTCATAAGATTCCAGAGTTTTCTGTAACTTACGTTTCCCTTGTATCTTTTTGCCATTTCTTTTCTCCAATCAAAAAAGACATCTCTTTCGAGATGTCTCAGTCTGCGCAAAGCACTCCTATTTTAGACCATGAGGCTGGTCCTCTGTCTACTATAGTACACAAGTCTGGATGAAATTCATGCGGCATAAAGATTTTATCAATCCAATTGTCCGCTGCTACTTCATCTATAAAGTAAGTTTCCGTTGTGTATTCTACAGTAGTATACGGTACTCTATGTAATATACTAACGTAATACATATATCACTCTCCTTTTGTCCCTATTTTAGTTCCATCTGGGAAATCAAAGGAACAGTTAAATTCTGCTCCCATACAACGAGCTATTTCTTGAAGTTCATCAAGAGTGAATTTGCCTCTCTGGATTCTTTTAGATATATTCTGTTGAGTTACTCCCAAACGAGCACCAAGTTCCGTTTTGCTCATGTTTGCCTTGGCTAAGGCTGGATTAATAATTCTCTGCATAGGTTTATACCTCCTACAGAGATTATAAATTATCTAGTTCCCTTGTGCAAGTGAAAAGATTCCTGTTTCAGCATTGTAAAAATATCCTTTGCCTTGATATTTTCTCTGACAGAGATTTTGGAATCTTTCCAAAGACATAAAACTTTCACCGATTAATATTGCTCGATCATCTCCAGCACATCCTACATAGTAACTTTCGCCTAGTACCATTGCCAAGCGTTCCATTGCTCCTGGATAGAATAAAGTTATTGCTCCTTCGTCTCCGACAGAAGTAGTCACTATCCACCATGGATAATCTGATTTTCTCATTTCTGTTGTGTAGAATCCTTCATCTTCATAAGGTTCACCTGTTAATTTCACTTCCATACACTGACCAATGGAACAAAGAATTCCTGGATACATTTTCTCTAATGACTCAAGATACACTGACTTTCTGTCCTCTGGTGTTTTGAATGAATCATTGCCAGAGAACTGTTTATATAATACTTCTAAGTTCATATTAATACCTTCTTTCTAAATACCATGTTTCGCTTGCGAAGTGGGCTAAAGCCCCTTCTTCAGCTGCTTCTATTTCTATTGGTTGTCCTTCGCTCACAACAGCCGATTTGATATAATCATCTACTGTTTTGGATGTGCCATTATTAGACACAACACAAGATACTGTGTCTCCAACAGAGAAACCTTTTCCTTTGTAGCTCCAAGTGCGCTTATCAGGAGAAACTATTGAGACACTTCTCCCTGAAACAAAATAGACAGTGCCTGTCATTGGACGGGTACTGTCTTCTGTAGCTCCTGTAGGTTTTACTACAGCCAATAAAAAAAGGAGTGCTATTAACACTCCTAATAATGAAGGAATTACTACTTCCTTGATTAATTTCTGCTTTACTTTGTCTGCCTTGTTCATAATGATTTCCTCCTAATTGTTTCCTCTAATCAAAAAAGGTAACCGGTATTGAACCAAACCGATTGCCTTGTTAAAATTTTTCAAAGAATGTCCTCAACAGTATCTATATCTGCATAGCCTACTACTTTACCTGTAAACAAATTGATAGTGTATGTACAATCTGTTTCCATTACTGGGATCAGCAGATTTGCTTTGTGTTTCTGTTTCTTAATAGAGTCTTTCCAGAGAAGTGACAGTTCGCTTGTTGTCGGACACATTAAATCCATGTCGAGAATTTCACTGTACCTAAGAATACAGAGAACGGCTTCCTTCTGCTTTGCTGAAAGAGTGGAATACAAAGACCTAAACTCTTCGAGTTCGTTATTCTCAAGCCATTCTTTCAGAAGGTCTTTGGCTTCGTTTATTGGTTGCCTAAATTCTGCCTTGCCTTCTGTAATTTCTACATAGACGTTGTTGAGTTCTGCCCATGCTTCATAGTCGACAATATACTGACAGAATTGCTCTGCTGTGTAGCTGAAAGAAAATTCGTTGAGAACATCTGTCCAGTTTCCATTGTTACAGATGTAGAGTTCTCTGCCTAAAACAGATTTCAGCTCTACAGATGTGATTTTCTTGTTGATGATTCTTGTGTAGATAGTCTTTGTCATAATTTTTCCTCCTGCCTTTTAGAGTGGCATAACTCATATTATTTTTTTGCTTGTGTTTCAACAACATAGACCTTGCCTGGTCTGCACTTAATCTGTTTAATCTTCATGCCATCTCTACGACGTGCTTCTGGCGTGTCGGTGTAACCTTCGAAGCTATTAAAGCCCACCGGCGGTAATCTGTGACCTTCGGAATACTTGACAGGTAAACCATGACCGAATACAGGTTTGGAATCTTCTTCCCATGAGATGTTATAGCCCTGACCGTCAACTCGTGCCTGTGAGTAACAGCCGCTTTTTGAGCCATACATAGGTTGTGGATGCTTCTTCTCACGTGGAAGCATGGAAGCTATAGCTCTAGTATCTCTACGACATTTTACAGGTTCTTCACTGATAAAATCAGCAGAGTTCATGAAAGCTATAATGAAATGTCTAATATCTGGATGGTCTTTAGTAGTGGTGTCTACCCATCTGTAGCCATTCCAGACTTTGAGCCGTGACACTCTGTAATGTGGTCTAATACACACGTAAAGTGTGCCATTGACATTACCAAAAAGGCTGTAAAGAGGTAACACATAGTTGTGAAAGTTAGTGCCAAAACCTCTGACCTGTGAACATGGTTTCATAGTTAATTCCTCCTATCATATTGATATGACTACCTACGACCGAAGTCATAGGCAGAGCATATCAGTACGATTAAGCCATACGAGTCTCCATAGATTCCTCTGCTGATACTTTGATAGCGTCATCTACTGGAATACCTAAGTATTCAAGATAAGACAGAATCAGCTGTCTGGATGCTTCGACTTCTTTACCATAGTTACGCTTTAAGCCCTTAGAGCCTGCCTGTAATTTACCCCAGATGAATGCACACAAGTTGTTAGCAACCCATGCTGGTGTAGCACCTAATGTGAAGTTTTTATACATGGAATCATCTGTACCGTCATTGGCAGTATTGAATACTGGTGACATGATGTCTTTACAGAGTTCTTTCACATATTTGAAATCACGCTGTCTATCAGCGTCGAATGACTCAACGTCATTGTAAGTAGCCTGATAGTCTTTAGCATTGACATAGAGTGAATGAAAGCCTGTCAGTGTGAATGTACCGCCTGTCTGGAAGTAAGCCCATACATAGACGGAAGCAATGCGATTGCTAGTAGGCTTAGGGCAGAAACTGTCCTCTGAATATCTTTCAACAAGCTCTGATTTGAAAGTGTCAAGTGCTTCTTTAGCAGACTCAACTTTAGCGTCAAGGTCAGCTTTTTTAGCCTTAGATACTTCACCCTTTTCAAGGGCTTTTGTTCTTGATGCAACAGCTTTAGAATATTTATCAGACAACTGTAAATAGTGCTGTCTGTCGTATTCTAACTGTACATCTTCACCAAACCGCTGTACATTGACAACCTGTTTTGGTGCAAATAACTCTTTCTCATTCTTTCCTGTGATTGTAATTTTAAAAGTTTTGTTTGACATAATAATTTCCTCCTGTGGATTTATTTTATTGTTTATCACTTAAAAAAATATATAGTTAGTCCGTAGACTGTTAATAAGCATATGTAATATAGACAGCACTCTTGCGCTCTATTACTAGAGATTCCAGACAATCCCATCAAGGTGAAAGTTTGGACGTGGCAAGCTACCCATCAAGGTGTAGACGCACTAACTATATATGATTTCAAGGAACGTACTCTTGCATCATGCAAGGCAATATGGTATAATAGTTACAATAACTGTTTAGGGTTTAGGGGGCAAAAGCCCCCTATGGCTCAAGGTATTCTCTATAGTCACGGTATGAAGCAAAAAGCATATACCGCTGGATAGAGTCCACCCATCCCATGAACCCATCTGGAACGTCAAAACCTTTAAGGTTCATGTAATCACCTCCTATTCAGTTATCTCTGCCCTTGTTAGCGCAAGGGCTTTTTTGTTACTCAACAAGTTGTGCTCTTGTTGATGATTGTACTTTACCACAACTGTTTGGTTGTGTCAAGTACTTTTTAAAACTTTTTGAAAAAGTTTTATTTACTGTTTTAGGAATTTTTCTGTGGATTCCAGAACCACTGTTTGAACTTGTCGACCGCCTTTCCTTATCGACACGCTTATCATACTACTGTTACAGTAGGTTGTCAATACTTTTTTTGAAAATATTTTTATTTACACGTTTACGAAAGCCTGCAAACCCGCATAAATACAGGCTTTTTGGCATGAAAAAAAGTTTTTTCGTGAAAAATTACTTCCTATTAAAGCGAAAAATAAAGGTCGTCAGGAGCAGGCAGATTGCATACATAGTGTAATACATAGTTGTTAGAATATTTAGAATAGATTAAATATTTAGAATAGTTTAAATATTCAGAATAGAGTGTTAATTAGTAAAGTTTAATCAATTATATCTGCAATACGTGATTTAATGAAAGTTGCTACTGCAATATTGTTAGAATCGCAATATTGTTTGAGTTTTTCGTATTCGTCAATACGCAATGCGACACCTATACGTTTTAAGTTCTTTTTATCCCACTCTTTTACATATTTCTTGTTATATTCATAATTTGACATAAATCATAGCCTCTTTTCTATTCAATTTGTTGAGTTGTATATACAATTAAACTTCTAGTAAAAATTATTAGATAATTCAGTGCATAAGAAAACAATTGTCTGAAACATTGAATTTTAAAGCAAAATTGTATTCACAATCTTAAAAACACTATGGCTCGAGCAGAGAAAACAGACACAATTCAATACAATTCGTTATATTGACTGAATACTCTGATTACTTTAGTACTGTAAAATTCTGTAGTGTTATCACTGTAAAATTTTTCAATTGTAAAATTTCAATACTATAAAATTTTGCTACGGTACGAATGCTACACACTGATTTATTAAAGTATACTAGGGCTATCCACTTTTACACTGTGAAGCCTTGAAAACAGGGCATTTGTAAAACGATACATCTTACCATTGCGTATTCCATAGCATTCCTACTACTTCAGTCAGAAACAGTCAAAATCAGCCCGAACTGTTCATATCTGCCCACTAAAGGTTTGAAAATAAGCATTTTCGCACGTTTTAAACCGGGGGTACTTATGCCCTGAGAGCCGCAAAAATGCAGTGTTTCCGGGGGATGCAGAGCTTTTTTGACACCAAGTTCAGATTTCGGATCCATGTTCCCAGATTCTCCGATCATCACATCTCTCTCACTCGATTTCCAGATCAGAGTTTCTTCCTTATTATATATGTTTTCCTGATTCACCTGTTTTTATTTTTCTAAACAAGTTTGTAAAATTCTGTTGACATTTTTCATGGTCAGTGCTATAATACACTTATCCCGAAAGGGATAGAAATCACAGGAGGCACATATGAACGACATTACTTTTATTGGAGTCAATCTTACTCAAGAACTCCAGAAACAACTTGATTCTCACAAATCAGCCATTCTATCTACTGCACCTCCAGATGCAGTAAAAGGCTACAATCTAGGTGTACAAAACACTCTTCTACTCTTAGACTCACTTCTCTCATCTTTCGAACCCAACGAATTCCTGATCAATACTACAGATTCCCACTTAACTGAGTATGACTATGATGAGCTTGAAGCTTTAACCCGTAAACAAGTTTATAAATCATAAGGAGTATTTTATATGAAGACTTTTACTAATACCCACACATTACTATACCACACTAATGATTCAATTTCAATCCCTCTCAGATACTCTATCATTGAAGGCACTACATGGTTCATCGGCAAAGATGTTGCAGCCATCTGTGGTTACAAAGATACCTGGCGAGCTATAAAATACCATGTTTCACCTGAAAATACCGATCATACTATTTTTAATTCCCGTAAACTTATCATCATTAACTATGCAGGTTTCAAAGAAATAGATCCTACTGAAGAGCATCTAAACTGGTTTGTAAATCATCTTTCAGAAGCAGATTCGCCCACAGAAGCCCCAACAGTATTCACTCACCCACAATTCGGCACTGTTAGGACAGTAGAGATCTCAGGAGAGCCATGGTTTGTCGGAAAAGATGTGGCTACTGCGTTAGGATATGCAAATCCAAGTAATGCTGTATCTGTTCATGTAGATAAAGAGGATAAAACCTCATACCTGATTCAGGTATCAGGTTCAAACTATAAAGCAAATACAGCACTTATCAACGAATCCGGGCTATACGCCCTTATCCTCAGCAGTAAGCTTCCATCAGCAAAAGAGTTCAAGCATTGGGTTACTTCAGAAGTACTTCCCTCCATTCGTAAGACAGGGGGCTACGTTAACCCATCACAGTCCGACCTTTTCCTAGACACCTATCTCCCATTTGCGGATCAGAACACTCGACTTCTTTTTAAAACTACTCTTGATACTATCCAGCAACAGAACAATACAATTCAGCAGCAGAATCACACTATTTCACATCAGGAAGACATCATTCGTAATCTTACATCAGACATTCCATTAGCAGATAAACGTCAGATCCTCAATAGAATTGTACGCTTCGGAGGAAGTCCTCATACACGTTGGCCATTCCTCTACAGAGAGTTCGACAACAAGTTTCATATGAATACTAAAGTACAGCTTGAACATTACAATGAGACACATAAGCCTAAGCTACAGAATCGTTTAGATTACATAGAGCACATTGGAATGTTTAATGATCTAGCTGAGATTGCATGTGTAATCTTCGGTCCAGACATTGAAAAGCTGTCTGCTCAGTATTATGAAATCTGTAAGTAAATTTTGATTCTACAGTGAGAGGCTTACAACTTTACAGTGAGCCTCTTACAAAAGAAATTTGATCCATATACTCAAATAAAACCATTATATAGGGGGTAAGAAAGTTGATTGACACCACAAAAATTTTACCGGGTCAAGAATTTAAGAATATGCAGGAACTGTCAGTAGCTCTTACTGGTCAGAAGATGCCTGCCGGAAACAGATATGTTGTCAGAGTCAATGAGATGAAGAAATATTTTTCATGGGATAAGGTGCCTGGTTCCAACAGAATTATTATTACTGACATTTTTCCTGAACCTGTCACAAAAACTAGGAAGAAATGTAAAAAAAGAATAGCAACACCAAGAGAATATTATCCTCAAGGTAAATACAATTCTATGATTTATGCCAATTTAACTACGTTAGAACTCAATCATAAATATTCTCTTTCAGAACTATTTGAGGAGTTGGGCATGACCAGTTGCAGGTTCACGCGTCCAAAGTATTACTTAGATTGTGTGAATACAACTAATCTTTCACTTTCAACTTATAGATATTTTTTTAATAAATTGAACAATTTATTGAGTAAAACTTTATATACTACTCTTACTAATTTTAAAAAACGAGAATGTATTTCTTATCATATGGAATATAGATACACTTTCAAACAAGGATATGAAGAAATAGACATACCTACAGAAGCTATAGAAGCGCTCAAAGAACAGGCGCTGCAGGAAACTTCATATAAAGATGAATGGTCTGTTTTACATAGTTCTGATTCTCAGAAGTATACTCAATATATTTTAGATAAATTGTCTATATATGGAATCAAAAAATATACTAAATGTTATGTGTTCACTTCTATTAAACCATTTAATAATCTTCCTGAGCCGAGTTTGTCTGAAATGAATGCTTTAACAATCGAGAAGCTTTATAAATTTAGCAATAAGTTTGATCAAGTTAATCAGAAAAAGATTCAATCCATCATAAACACCAGTATTTTAAGTCGGTAGACCGGAAGGCGAAGCCTGAGGTCTGAACACATGAAAGTTTTTTCAGCGCTACTTTCTACACTCGGCGGTTAAGCGCCTCGCCTAAAGCAGCTGCTTCTGAAAAAATTTTGCGTTCAGACGTTGATTGTTTTTGTTGGTGAAAAGTTTCCACCAAAATAAAAATTGTACATATATCTTTATATATAAAAAATATTTGTACCTTTTTTTATTAAGTAGAAAAAATATTATTCGAAGTTGAACGAATGAGCGAAGCGAGTGAGAGAAAACTATAAGACCCTCATGGCTCGCATAAGTTAAAGAAAGGAATGATTACAATAGCAAAGCAGAAAAAATGTAAAAGATACTTATTCAAGCTCCACAGTGAACGTCTTCGCAGATCACGCTGGAAGCTAGAATATCCATTAGAGGAAGCTCTAAACACAGAAGACATTATTTCTCTGTCTGATAGCCAAATTCTCAGATTCATTGATGAACTCAACGGAGACACCAGCGAAGCTAGAGAAGAAGAAGCTTCTTATATAAAGAAAGAAATCAAGCGTCTCAAAAAATCTGATTCTTCTAAGAAAGATACTCTCATAGCAAATCTCTATAAAAGATTCTATAATCTTCAATTTGTTCCAGATTACATGTGTCTGATCATTGATAAAATGTCTGATTATAACAGAGCCAATAAAGGCTTTTCTATCAATGGAATAAAATATCACAGACTCCTAGGCACCAACGGGGGTGTAAAGAATTCTACTATTGTTTATGTCTCTGAAAGGCTATATCCCCAGCTCTATGAGCGTCTCTGTTGCGGTAGGAACCTAGAACAAAAATTTGTGCCAGCTAAACTTGAAGCGTACCAGGCACTGATCTGTTCCGGTAGTATTCCAGTAAGTATGCCGAAAGGGATCATAGTCGTTCCTGATTGTATCACTCATTTCACAGAAGACATTATTCGTGTAGATGACTCTCAGTCTGATGAACCAATAGTAGAGTTCCTTAAGGACCAAGAAATAGAGCTTACGGAATCAGACGGTTACGGAATCATGCTTCCATCACTCTCTTACCGTTGGGCAAGAGAACTTGACGAAGAAGAAGATTTTTTATCTGGTTGTAATCTCAGAGGACTCCCATGGACAAAGGGCATGGTTTTCACAATGGATTACTTAGCTTTTGGGGAATCTATAGCGAAAAACTTCTATATAAAAGATGCTTGGGGAGATATGAGAGATATCAGAGAGTCTGAACTGATTATTACTACTTCTATGCTTAAATTATGGGATTCCTATTCTTCTTTCGAAGATTACTGGTCCAATGTAGAAAAATATCATTATCAAATATCTATAGCCAAGACTGCCCCTGCAAGACTTGATGAGTACAGAAGCACAAATTACCAGTTCCTGCAGAATTACCACCTTACACCGGAAGAAGTAACTGAATTGGTCCGTCCTACAGTAGAAGAAATTCAAGAAATCCTTGGATTAGATTACAGGAAGTCACTCCTATTTCTGAGAGGAACAAATCTTACAGAAGATTCTTATATTGATGAAGAGCCATATATCAATGCTCTCATGATTGAGCCACAGATGATTCATGATCCTTACATCAGAGATAGAATCTACAATATGATAAAGAAAAAAATCAGACAGGCCAAGATTGGTGTACTCAAAGTGAGGGGTAACTTTGCCATCATTGGAGGGGATCCGTATAGCTTGATGCAGAGTATCTTTGGTTTACCGGTCACAGGATTACTCCATGCTGGGGAATGCTGGCATAAACATTGGCTTGATCGAGGAGTCAGCGAGGTCTGCTGCTTCAGAGCACCTATGACAAGCAAATACAATGTGCGTAAGCTTAAGATAGTAGGGACTCCTGATATGACTTATTGGTATAGATATATAAACACATGTATGTTGTTAAACTCATGGGATAGTACTAAGGAAGCTCTTAATGGAGCTGATTGTGATAAAACTCTGTCACCTTATACAGCGATGTATATGTAAAACTCGGTGAACTTACAAATGTAAGGTGTCCGGAAGTACCGGGCTAACAGTGGAACTCTTATTGGAAAAATAGATTATAAAAAAGAAGGTGAGAACAATAGAAGAAAGAATTTTAAATGTAAAAGGTATTGATTACATAGTTCGTGAAGATGGAAAAATATTTAGTACTCATAATCGTGGTAGAGCGAAATATCATCAGGAAATAAAACAACGTATGAATTCAGATGGGTACATGTGTATTACTGTCGGTAAAACAGGAAACAGAACAGTTGCCAGTGTTCATAGATTAGTAGCAAAAGCATTTATCCCTAATCCTTTAAATTTACCGGAAGTAAATCATAAAGATTACAATCGCACAAACAACAGTGTAGATAACTTAGAATGGTGTTCACATAAAGAAAATATTGACTATACTCTCGCTGCTGGCAGACATGCTTCGCAGACGTTAGATTATAGTGGCAAGAAAAATCCCAACTACGGAAACACCACACTCAGTCAGAAGTACAAAGCTGATCCTGCATATTCAAAAGAAAAACAATCTCGTCCCGGAGGACAGAATGGAAGAGCTATTCCAGTATGTTTGTTAGATAAAGACAAAAATGTAATAGCAACTTTTCCATACATGCAGTTATGCGCAGAATATGTGTTGGAACAACTGCACTCTTCTTCATCTCCGGCAGGTCTAGCAGGAAGAATCCCATATTATATAAAAACAGGTAACATATATAAACACACATACTATTTTTCCAAAGACAATACTGTGCTAAGTCTCAATAATGAGAAAAGTTCAACGGCTATCGAAAGCATAGCTTAAGAGAAATACTTAAGTAAAGAAGCAAGTAGAGTACCTTGTGAGTGAAATTCTCGCAAGGGAAGTGCCGAGCATCTGTATCTTGGTGATAGAGCTACAGATGAAGATATAGTCTAGCCCTTATGGAAACATAAGGTGTTAAGTCGGGAGACTTAATGTTTACTACTAACAATACTATCTTATTAAAACATACAGAAAACCTACCGCCAATCTACTGCATTCAGCGCAAAGGAAACAAGGTAGTTCCGACTGAGACAGATATGATACAAGCTAATAAAGGTTCTTTCGGTGATGCGATTGGTCCTATTACTAATGTTATCACTTCACAGATATGCTTACAGGCAAGGTTCCCGAAAGACAGTGAGGAATATAAAGTCTTAGACTACAGGATATTGTGTGGGCAGCTGTTCCAACAGAACTCTATTGATAAAGCTAAAGGAATCATCGCTAAACCTATGCCAAAACATTGGTATGACAATAGCTACAACCGTATAGAAGAAACAGATACACCAGAAGAAATATCTAAGAAGGAATTCAATCAGAGAATTTGTGCAGATAAGAAGCCGTACTTCTTCATCTACAACTACCCTACTCTTATGAAAGAATACAAAGACTACATCAAAACATCAGATGCCGTGAGCAGGTCCAGATTTAATATTCCGCTGGAAGAGCTGCTGTCATCACAAGAGTTGACTGAAGAACAGGCAGAGTTTCTTAAATTCTATAAAGAATTCTATCCAGTCAATGCAGAAACCTGTGTAGTCAATGAACTCTGTTGGGAAATTGAGAAAACACTGGCTGATGTAAAAGAAAGTAAGGTACCGTTTGACAGTTCTATTCTGAAGTCAGATGTCACCTACACAAATAAGGATAAGGCTTTTATAAAACGTATCTATGATAAATATAACAAAACTTATGCAAACAGAATGAGCCGCCATAGCTCTGTGTATGAAGATACTTCTTTAACTCCTATTGGAATGACTTTTGAATCAGAGTGTGCAGAATATGTTCCAGACGCAGAAAAGCTTTGTAACATTCTGGTTGATTTGGGATATAACACAAAAAAGGGTAAAACTTTCGTCTGGGAGATGTCCGGAGATACTATTATTGATAACCTTCTTTCTCGAACAGATGGTTATGCGCAGTTTCCTGTAAAGGATCCAGACGGTGATATAGAGTTTTGCGGCGAACACTTCTCAATGAAAAAAGTAAAAATGAAAGGCGAAGAATAATGGATTTAATACTCAACGAAAAACAATATATAGAAAAAATGTTAGAACTCGGTGATTGTAGCCCTAAAGATTTAGGAGCAAACATAGCTCTTCTAACTAGATATATGTATCAGGAAAAGTATACTCAGAAAGAAATTTATAATGGTATAGAAGAATTTGCTTCCAAAGTAGATTCTGATTTTGATATCAATAACTGGTACTCATTTATAGACAAATGTATTGGTAAAGCTAAGAAGAGAGATCTGTTGAACATTGATTATATACCTATTACGCAGAAAGAGTTAGATACCATCAAGGAAATCAAGAATCCTGCCAGGGAAAGACTTGCATTCACTCTTTTAGTCATTGCCAAGTTTAACAATCTAAAATCAGAAACCAATAATAACTGGATCAATTATTCTATGGACGTATATTTCAACCTTGCCAGAGTAACTTGTAAAGTAGATGATCGTCCGTACATAATTTATGACTTAAAGGAATTGGGGTTGGTTGAAGTGAGTAAAAAGATAACTCGCTTCAATATAAGAATCACATTTGTTGATAATGAGTCTGATCCGGTGCTTAAAATTACAGATATGCGTGAGTTGGGCTATCAGTATCAGAACTTGGGCCCGAAGTCTAAGATAAAGCTGTGTAAACGCTGCGGGAAGCCGTATAAAGTGAAATATTCTAAAGGCGGTTCACCTTATTGCACCGATTGCCAGAATAAAAGTGCCAAGGATGAAACAAAACTTATTACGTGTGATTGTTGCGGTAAAGAATTTATTGCAGTATCTAAAAATAATCGTTCTGTACTTTGTTCCGAATGTCAAAATATTATTGACTTAGAAAAAACTCGTCAAAGAGTTGCTAAACATAGAGAAAAAAGGCATATGTAACGCTATCAAACTAAACCAATGTCTCCGCAAATGCGCTCTACAGGCGCGTTTGCGAGATTTCGTTGATTGAGTATATATGAAAGGGAAGGTATAAGGATGAAAAACAACAATAGACTTTATTTTGCCAGACAGAAATTTTTAGGAAAATGTCCTGTCTGTGGAAAAACATTGAAAAAAGTAGATGGAGTAAATATCCTCCGCTGTGACAACGCAGTCTGTTCCGGAGTGACTGTGAGAAGAAATGGGGAGTCTTCTCAGGAACCTTACTACAGGATGCTGAATGACAGGGGTATGGAAATCTACGAACATCTATTTAATAAAAAATAAATTATAGAAAGAGTTGATTATTATTAAACCGATTTCTAAGAAAGAAATTGAAAAACTAATGGACAAAGGTATCATTAGAAACACGCACAAAGGTTACATTAACAAAAAAGGATATCATGTAGGATATTATAAGACCTCAGGCAACAACAGATATATTGAGGACTACTATGCTGATAAAGCAAAATCACTGTAAAGGAGTGCCTAACTATTACTAAATTTTATGATACCAATGCTCTCCTGAATCTCCAGGAGGCAGCATTCAAAGAAAGATTCTTCATCTCTGATGAAACTCTTAGAGAAATCGAAAATATCAAAACATCCTCTCGAAAAGATGAGGATATCAAATACAAAGCTAGACATATAGCTCGTCTTTTAGATCAGAATCATGATCGGTATTCCATAGTAAATTACAATTTTGAAATGGAAAAACAATTGTTAAATTTCGAATTGGATCCAGTTAGACCAGACAACAGGATTGTTTTTAGTGCTTATACTCTATCTAAAGTTCAGGATATTGAATTCATTTCAGATGATTTGTGCTGCAAAAATATTGCAAGGAAAGTCTTTAACCTGCCAGTGTACGGAATCGTAGAGCCTACTAACGAGATATATAAAGGATATAAAGTAATTAAAGGTGATACTAATGCTATCAATCAGGCTATGGCTGAACTAGATTATTCAACTTGGTACACCAATGAGTATCTCATTATTGAAAATACTGACGATGGCACTACTAAAGAAATGCGCTATGATGGTCAGGGGTTTGTGGCACTAAAACTGCCATCTTCCAAATTTATTAAAGCAAAAAACTCTTTACAACGTTGTGCATTAGATATCTTGAATAACCCAGATATTACTATCGCTGCTATTCTCGGTGGTTACGGCAGCGGAAAAACTTATCTTTCTATGCAAATGGCACTATACAATGTAAAGGAGAAAGGCAGAAATAGTAAAATCTTAGGTGTACGAGAAGTTTCTGGTGAAGGTAAAGAGATCGGATTCCTTCCAGGCGACATGGAAGATAAAGTTGGGAGATTCTTTGAACCACTCTCTCAGTCTCTTAATGGCGGAGAGTTTGAATTACAGAGTTTGAAAGTATCTGGTGTGTTAGATACTAATGTACCGTTCTTTATGAAAGGTACTACTTATAATGACACTGTTATTCTCTGTGATGAAGCAGAAGATTTATCAGAAAGTCAAATTAAACTTATTGGTACACGACTCGGAGAGAACAGTAAAATTTATCTTGCAGGTGATTACAAACAATCTCTGTTAAGTAAAACGATTAATAATCCTCTCATTAAAATGTGCAATGAATTTAAAGGAAATGAAAAATTTGGATGTATCTATCTTGGAGAAGATGTGCGATCAGAAACCAGTAAACTCTTCGCTGATCTTTTCGAAAAGGATCACTTCTAAAAATATAAGGATTACAAGGAGAAACATATGGAAGAATTATTTGATTTTCCAATTATGAAAAGTGGAGTAGATGAATTAGTTGCTGATATCATCAAAAGCAACTATGACAATCGTAGATTAATCATTAACGATGAAATCAATAACAATCTATTAGAGTCCATCTGTTTATATATTTTGAAATATAATCAGGAAGATAAAGATGTTCCTGAAGATAAAAGAAAGCCTATTTGGATTATTTTAAATTCAGTAGGTGGAGTCGTAAACTTCGGAATGGGACTCATTGATTGTATTAAACATAGTATCACACCTGTTTATTGCTTAATAATTGGAATGGCTGCAAGTATGGCAAGTTATATTCCAATGGTCTGTGATAAATCATATATCTTTCCTAATAGTACAATTTGTATTCATGACGGACAAACCGGTATTATGCAGACTTCCAGAAAAGCAAATGACATCATGAATTTTTATAATAAATGTGATGAAAGATTAGCCGAACTTGTATATGCCAATACTTCTATTACCAAAGATTTTTTAGACGGTATTGCTGATCGAGAATATTATATGTTCCCAGAAGAAGCTAAAGAATTGGGAATTGTTGATACTATTGTTGGCGTTGACTGCCCTATTGATGAAATATTATGAAATATTCCAAAAAAGAATTGATTGCTAAGGTTTCAGAAAAAACAGGCTATCAAGAAGAAAATATAGCTGAAATATATGAAGCTTTAGAAGAAACTGTGTATGATTTACTCCTGTCAGCAAATGAACATAAGGATGTAGAAATTCGACTGTTCACAGGATTTGGTATGTTTAGTAAATTAGTACCAAGTCATGAGAAAAAGATGCCTGACGGAGAAATTAAAACAATAGAACCTACTTTAAAATTCTCTGCACGTTACAGTGCTCGTTGGAGGAAAGATAATATTAAAGAGTACAGAGAAGCTTTAAAATTGTGGGAAAGAGTGAAAGGAAGAAAAGGATGAATGGAGTAGAAATTAAAACAACAACTACTACCCAGATGAAAATCAAGAAGGCTACAATTGATGAACAGGGATCTGTTTACGTAGATGGCGAGGTAGTTGATCTTATCAATGCACTGAAGAATACATTTGAAGGCTGTATTTTTGATTTAGCTGTCACAGAAAAAACAGAGGTCCCTGTAGAGGACTGATGTTGAGTGTCCTGTGGTATATATTGCATTGAGAATAAAATAAATCACAAAAAGTATGTTGGTCAATCTATTGATATTAAATCACGATGGACTCAGCATAGACATACAAGTTCTTTAGTAAGAGATACATTTCTTTATAGAGCAATGGATAAATACGGTGTTGAGAACTTTGATTTTTATATACTTGAAGAATGCCAACCTGACGAGTTAGATATTAAAGAAATTTATTGGATAGCTACATTAGATACATATAATTATGGGTATAATATGACTCTTGGTGGATCAGGCTTGGCAGGTTACAAAGCTTATAATAGAAATTGTATTCCTAAAAATTTTGGAATGCTTTCTAACAATATAGATGAAACTGTGCCCATTATAAAGTTAGATACTGACTATGAAGTGTTGGAGTATTATGTAAGTGTTCAAGACTGTGCCAGAGCTAATGGCATAGCTTCCACAAACATTTCTAAAACTGCATCAGGGAAAAACAATACATGTCATGGATATATTTTTATGTATTTCAATGACATTAAGGATATGACCACTGATGAAATTATTTCTTATAGATTACATCAAAGAAAGAATTATAAAGATTCTACCATAAAATCTATAGATCGAATCTCCTCTTCTGGAGAAATTATCAATAATTATGAAAGTATTAGTCAAGCAGCTAAAGAATTAAATTTAGATTCATCTTCTATAAGCAAGGTGTGTAAAGGAAAACTAAAACAAACTCACGGCTATAAATTTAGATATGCCGTAGTAAATAATAAAGAATAAAAGGAGAAATAATTATTATGACAAAAGCAGAAGTTATTACAAAAGTAGCAGAAACAACAGGAATCACAAAGAAAGATACTGGAGCAATGGTTGACGCATTTCTTCAGGTTATCACTAATGAACTGGCAAGCGGAGGAAAAGTAGCATTCACAGGATTCGGTTCTTTCTCAGTTGTTGAAAGAGCTGCTAGAGAGTGCCGTAATCCGCAGACGGGAGAAACTATGATGACAGAAGCTCATCTTGCACCTAAATTCAAAGCCGGAAAAGCATTAAAAGATGCAGTGAAATAAATATTAAATTGCTGACCTGGTGAATTCCAGGTTGGCGATTTGTCCGGTTAGTCTAGCGGTTAAGACACTGCGCTTTCAATGCAGTAACATGGGTTCAATTCCCGTACCGGATGTTTGTATATTTGAGAGTTGTGGGTAATCTCAAATGTCATTTTCCGTATAGTTGTTTCTTTGGGGAGAACTGGGACTCCCCCTCCTATTCTGCAAAGTAAATTCACAAGGTGTGGAACCGACCTGCTAAGTCGTGTGATCCGACAGGATTGAGTTTCGATTACTCTGCTTTGCGTTACAAGATATGTAGATTACAGCCCACCTCCTGTGGGAATTCGTAGGTAAAAATCCTACCATGTAACTCTTGGTTATGTGATTGTAGCATATCATGGATATAAAGATAACCGGATTGATTCCGGTTGAAAGGCAGGATTACTCTCCTGCCTTTTACTTATAATTAGGAAATGGCTACGGGGTGGCCTGACAATCTGGAAAGACAGATTAATGTTGCGTGTCCGGTAGGTCGAGGGTGCAGTCTTGAAAACTGTCTGGGTGTAAAAGCCTCTGGGGTTCGAATCCCTAACGCAACGTCTGGGAGAACTGTAGAGATGGAGATCTACGGCGGTCTGTAAAACCGTTGCAATTGCTTTGAGTGTTCGAATCACTCTTCTCCCATGAGGTTGACAAATTAAATCAAAACTCCACAAAACAAGTAGATAAGTTTTACTATGAAGTGTGTATACGCATGAATTAGGTTTATTAGAAGGTTTTGTCTCTGATTGCAACAGATAATGAGCCTTTTGAGTCTACAAATAACGCAGGTTACGTAGGATCGGTTCCTCGGAGCTTTCATAGGGCTTGTAGATGGGTTCAACTCCCATACCTGCTACTATTAAGATACTTCGGTATCTTTTTTATTGGATGAAAAGGAGGTGCTCTAGTGGCACAAGAAGTTGAAAAAAAGCCTGTACCAAGAGCAAAACCTAAAGCACCTGCTCAAAAAGTTATTGATCGTGCTATTGATGAAGCTCTCTATGAAGTAGGGCGTACTAAATTTACATGTAATATGTGTGGAAAGCTGAAAGATGCTTCCGACTTTTATAAAAGTACAGATCCTCTATGTACTACTGGCGTGACAAGAATATGTAAAATGTGTGCAGCAAAGTTGGCATATTCTGAAGATTTAAAAGGCAATAAGAAAGCCCCTGATGAACAGAGTGTCCAGTTAGCGCTCAGATATTTAGACAAACCTTTCTTTCAAAAGCTTTATGATGAGTCTATTCTTGAAGCTGCTAACACTATGTCTGGTAGACCCAAAAATAATACTTGGACTAGTTATATAAAAAATATATCTATGCCACAATATAATACATTAACTTGGAAAGATGGTGATTGTGGTAATAGTTCTACTCTTCTACCGTCTATTGGGTCTGTAGATAACTCTGATGAAGTAAAAAAAATGTATAAAACCAATAAAAGAACTGTTATTTCAGCTCTTGGTTATGATCCATTCGAATCTGCTGCTGATGCAGATAAACCATTAATGTATGGAAAATTAGTAGGTTTTCTCGATGAAAGTACGCAAGACGATGAATTGAAGTTAGGTGCCTGTGTAGAGATTGTACATAGTCTTAACCAATCTGAAAAAATCAATACTGTAATTAATGCTCTGCAGAAAACTCCAGAATCTATTATAAAAAATTCTGCTACTATCAAAGCTCTTGAAGCCACTAAAAAAGACATTATGAAAACTACTCTTGATTTGGCTCGTGATAATGGAATTAGTATTAAGCATAGTAATAGGAATACTAAAGGTGCTCATACTCTTACCGGAAAACTTAAAATGCTTAAGCAGTCTGATCTTAGAAGTAAGGAAATGAATCTTTTTGATATTAATACTGCTGAGGGTATGAAACAAGTTGCTGAATTAAGTTTTGAAGCAATTATGAAACAGATTAATCCTGATGAAAATGATTTTGCAGAAATGGTTCGTACTCAAGCTGAGATGATCAAGGAGCTACAGAATAAGTGTGATGTTGCAGAAGAAGAAGCGAGAGTTTACAGACGAGAAAATAATGATTTGAAAGAATTTTTACAAGAGAAAAAGTTAATTAATGAATCCGGGGAGGTTATATATGAATAATATTTATACTCCTCAGTTATGCAAAAGAGGTGCTCAATTATGGTAAAAAACGATGCTGGTATTTGGGTGCCGGATTATAAAAATATATTTGTTCTCCCGTCTAAAGAAGTTATGGCTCAAAGAAAACTTGATGCCATGGAAGAACTAGCGGAAATACGTGCCTGGGGACTACGTAACCCGGTAAAATGGATTGAAACCATGTTTGGTGTAGAACTACTGGACATACAGAAATATGCAATTCAAATGTCATGGAATAAAAAATATGCATTATGGTTAGCAACCCGAAACATGGGAAAAGCTTTGGCTTTAGATACTCCTATTCCGACTCCTGATGGATATAAGCTTATGTCTGATCTTGAAGTTGGAGACTATGTATTTGGTGATGACGGGAAACCCACACAGATAGTAAATACCTCTCCTATTTTTTATGATCACACTTGCTATAAAGTGTCATTTGAGGATGGAGAAGAAATAATTGCAGATGCAGATCATTTATGGGAGGTAAAAGCCAAAGATTATAGACCTACTATAAGAGTACTAAATACCGAACAAATGTCTAATAATTTTGCGCATAAGAGAAAAGATGGAAAAGGCATTGAGTACAAATATAGAGTAAAGATAAGTAAACCGTTAGAGTTCCCTGAAAAGGATCTTCCAATTCATCCGTATGTATTAGGTCTTTGGCTAGGAGACGGATGTTCCGAAGATGGGTATATTACTTCTTATATAAATGATTCTGTTGACATAATAAATAATATAGAATCTTTTGGCTATTTCGTTTCATCAATCAAAGACGATTCTGGAAATAATTATAGATTACGAATTCAGGATGAATATGGAGTACCGTTAAAGATTTTGTTGCGTGAAAATGACTTATTAAGTAATAAACATATCCCTTATATATATTTTATTGGTAGTACAGAACAACGATTACACTTGCTGCAAGGTTTAATGGATACTGATGGTTTTGTCGCAGCGAATTCTACTTACTGTGAGTTCTCGCAAAAAAGTGAACGATTAATTATTGATTTTTGTAAATTACTAGATAGCTTATCAATTAAATATTCTAAAAAATATAGATCAACTATATGTAATGGTAAATATTTTGATTCTTATAGAATTACCTTCTACTCTTCTAAAGAATTTCCATGTGTAAAAATGCAAAGAAAATTTGACAGACTTCCTGATAAAACCAGTGAACGTCAGAAATATAAATCTATTGTTAATATAGAAAAAGTTTTTAGTGTGCCGACTAAATGTATAAGAGTTGATAACGATTCGCATTTATTTTTGTGTGGAACTAAGAATACTGTAACGCACAACAGTACTCTTGTAGGTCTTTATATTATGGCACGTACAATGTTAGTAAATAACTGCCGCTGTTATATATGCTCCGGTACAGCTACTCAGTCTGCCGAGACATATTTGAAGATTGAGAATATAGCTAAAGATAAAATAGAAAGTTTTTTAGGGTTAACAGACATTTATTTAGGTGAAGTAGTTACAACCCCTAACAGTGATGGGTGGATTCATAATCCTGCAGGTTTTACATATTCTCTTTATAATGGATCTTTTGTAAAAACTATAAATAGTAATGTTGATGCGTCTCGTGGTTTCCGAGCCGAATTATGTGTACTAGATGAATGTGCGTTTTTAGGAGAAGAGGTATTTCAAGTTATTGAGCCATTTACTGCACAGGATAAAAACTTCAGACTTGGTAAGGATAAATCTGGCAAAGAAATTGATGTTAAAGCATTACCTAGAGAATTGCCAAACCAAATGTTATACTGCTCTTCTGCTGGAGAAAAAGATGGATTTTTCTATACAAAGTATAAACAATACGCACTACAACAAATGTGTGGATCTAGGGATCATATGGTCCTTGATGTTAACTGTGATGTCATGATGAAAGCAACTAAAAATGGTCGTGGTTGTGATTTTTCTCTGCTTGACAAACAAAAGGTTGACAATGCAATGCGTGAGAATAAAGAAAAAGCTCTTCGTGAGTATTACAATATATTCACTTCTGATGGCGGTGCAGATGCCATCTTCAAACGTTCTATGATAGTAAAAAATTCTACTATCCGTCCCCCAATTATGTTTAATGATACAAAAGACAGACTTTTTGCCTTAGCATATGATCCAGCTAGATCTATGGATAACTCTTTTGTCCTTGTTGGAGAATATTATAAAGATTCTTCAGACAATTGGAGAATGCGTATTGCTAATGGTATTAATTTTATGGATCTTAGTAAAAAGAATAAAACTCCTATGCGTACGCCTGAACAGGTCAAGAAATTGAAACAACTGATCCTTGACTATAACGGTGATGGAGTCGATGACTATACAAACATAAGTAATATCTTTATAGATGCTGGTTCTGGTGGTGCCGGTGTTAATATTGCAGATTATCTTATGGAAGATTGGTATGAAGAAGGACATGAAGGTGAACAGAAATATTTACATAGAGGTCTTATAGATAAAGAACAGTCGTCTGATTATGTCAAAAAATTTCCTAATGCTGTAGATAAAATTAAATTATTACCACCTACTATGTATAAATCTATTATCTATGAAGCTGCTATTGAAATGATGAGACTTGATCTCATAGATTTCACTGCTGAGTATGATAATAAAGGATATTTAACAATGCTAGATATAGACGAAAAAGAAATGGCAAAAGCAAAAAAAGATTTAATTGCTAAGTATAAAGATAAATCTATGTCTAAAGGTGAATTAGATCGTTTAGTTGAAGAAGAACTTCAAGAAAGAAATTTGGCCTCAACTAAAATTTATAAACTATCTCCTGATGAGGAACTTGGTCTAGTACAGATCGACTCGCTAAAGGAGGAAATGGTTAATATGGTACGAAAGAAACGAGAATCTGGTAAAGATGGCTTTGAACTGTCTACAGAGAAGCAAAACAAATTGCATGACGATCGTTCGTATTGTTTCTCAATGCTCTGTTATGGACTCTCAGAACTTCGTAGAGAACATATTAAAAATAAGAAACGTCCCAAAAAAGAAAATATAGCTGCTGCTATGCCTATTCGTAAAGGTGTAGTAAGAAAAATGTTTAGTTAGGAGGTGAGACATTGGCTATTAAAGAGGAAAAAACAACTCAAGAGATAAAAAATTATGCTCTTAAACAACAGGCATTACAAGAAAAATTCGCTCAAGTAAAGCAAGCCGTACAGCTTATTGATTTAACTAAAACAGAAACAAGAACATTTACTGTATTTAGTAAAGATAAATTACGTCAATATATGCAAAACCCTAAAACCAATGAATCTAACCTTCGTAATTTGAGCAGATTCTTATATAGAGTTTCTCATAATTACAGAAGACTTATCTCCTATCAGGCAGAAATGGTAGATTTAACAGCTCTTAATGTTATACCTCAGATAGATTTTACTGAGGATGCGCATGACGATGAAAAAATAAAGACTAGTTATTTTAATACTTTAGTACAACTTGATAAGATGAATATGCAGTCAGAGATTTTAAAATGCCTATTGATTGCATGGCGTGAAGATACATTTTATGGTTATACATATGAAGATGATTCTGGATTCTTCATTTATCCTCTTGATGGAGATTATTGTAAAGTATCTTCTGTTAATTATGATGGCACTCTTAATTGTGCCTTTGATTTCAGTTATTTCAGAAGTCATACTGCCGACTTAGAATACTGGGATTCTGAATTTAATTCTAAATACAATTCCTTTCAAAGTGACAATACTCTTCGTTGGCAAGAGTTGGATCCAGAAAGAACTTTTGTAATTAAAGTTAACATTGATGATCCAACACTTAACATGCCACCTCTTTCTGGTTTGTTCGAACCACTTATTGATCTTATTGATCTCCAAAGTATTCAGTCGGTAAAAGATGACTTATCAATCTATAAACTTCTGGTTGCAAGATTAGAAACACTTACTAACTCTGACGAACCAGATGATTTCTCAGTAGATATTGATACAGCCATTGAATATTATAATAGACTAGTTGAATCTCTTCCAGATTGTGTATCTGCAGCTATCTCCCCTCTTAAAATTGAACCTATAGAGTTTCAAGGTGACCAGACTCAAGATGTTAATAGAATTGCTACTGCTACTTCGAATTTATTTAAAAATTCTGGTGGTGCACAGATTCTTGATAATGACAAAGTCTCAGGTACGACAGCTTTTACTGCTGCTATTCTTTGTGACACAATGATGGCTATTAAAACTGTCCTTCCACAGATAGAAGAACGAGTTAATAGATATCTTACTTTTGCTATTGGTGATGATCATGCTAGAGTAAAATATTTTGAGGTATCTCCTTATACAAAAGCTTCTAAAAAAGAAGAACTTATGAAATCTGGAGAACGAGGTGTGCCAGTAAAGCTAGCCGTTGCTGCTCTTGATGGTATCTCACCTCTTGAAGCTTTATCTATGGATTATCTTGAAAATACTGTTCTAAAACTTCACGAAACATGGATTCCTTTTAGTACTTCTTTCACATTGAGTGGATCTGCCTCACAGCAAGTTATTGATGGTAAAACAGATGATACAAAAGGTGGAAGACCTCAATCCGACAACCTTACAGATGAAGGTGAAAAAAGTAGAGAATCAGAAAAGTCCAGTGAACAGGAGGGATAATAGATGAACAAACATTTTATCCGAACTGCTGACCAGGAAACAGCAAATATTTTAAAATCTATTGGCTTTCCTCAGGTCGGCTATACTAAAGGTATCTATACATTTGCAAATTGTTCATCTCTTTCTTTTGCAAATGTAAATATAGATATAAACAAGCTAACTTATACCGATATTTATTGTGCAAGTTAGTACTCCTCTTCTATGAGGATAAAAATACACAATAGAAAGGAGGCTAACATGAAGAAAAAAGTACTTACATTAGATGATCTCTATTCTTTTTTTGAACAGAGGAATCAGACAACTGTATTCAGTGCCAAAGAGTCTGGATATAATATTGCAGTTCAGGTTCCGGCAAAATTTGAATTAGAAGATTCTGATGAAGATGATGGTTTTTTACGAACTAAATTCAAAGTAAATCATTTATATGAAAATAGAAATAAATCTTATATATCTGAAGAAGCTCAGTTAGAAGCTTTACCGTCTTTACACTATAGACCAGTTCTGGCCGCTATTACCACTTTATCTGATGGAACTACTGATTTTACTTCTCATGCTATGGAATTTGATGATGAAGGAAACATTACATACATTGAGCAACCTATTGGTGTTTTTGTCAATCCTGAAGGATATCATCTTGAGTATGATAAAGAACATGATAAAACATATGTTATTGCCGATGCGGTAATTTATAACGATTATTGTGCTCCAGCATGTGAAATTATTCAGCGTAAACAAGGAAGTAAAGTAAGTTGTGAATTAAGTATCTCAGAACTCTCTTTTGACACTAAGGACAAAGTGCTTCACTTAGATAAATTCAGATATAATGGTGTGACTTGTTTAGGCACTGATCCTATCACCGAGAAACCCGTTGAAGAAGGTATGGAGGGTGCCAGATTAGATATTGCTGATTTCAGTGAAGAGAATAATAGTCTTTTTACTAATACAGAAGAAAAATTACTAAAGGTTATTCAGTCTTTGCAGGAGACTCTTGCTAAGTTTGAAATTGAAGAACCAACGAAAGGAGGAAACCAAACGTTGAAACTCAATGAATTATTAGAGAAATACTCTAAAACTGTTGAAGACCTTGACTTTGATTATGAGTCTATGTCCGATGAAGAGTTAGAGGCTAAGTTTGCTGAATTATTCGAAGGTACAGAAGATCCAGACGAACCGGTAAAAGAACCAGTTGCTGATCCGGAAGCTGATCCAGAATCAAATGACAATTCAGAGTTTAGCAATAAAAAAAGATATACAAAAAAAGAAAATGGTAATACTGAAGTTACTTTTGAAATTAGTCATGAAGATGTAAGAGGTGCATTATATACTCTTCTGTCTACTTGGGAAGAAAATGATAATGAATGGTATTTTATTAATGCTACATATGATGACCATTTTGTATATAGCAACTGGGATGAAAGTAAAATTTTCCGTCAGGGCTATACAAAAGATGGTGATGCAGTATCTCTCTCAGATGAAAGAACAGAATTATTTAAAGAGTATCTTACACTTTCAGAAAAAAGTGAATTAGAAGAACTCAGAAGTAACTATGCTGCTCTTCAGAATAGAATTAATGAGTACGAATCAAAAGATAAAGAAGCTGTTCTTGGTGCTGAAATTTACACTGAACTGAAAAATAGAGAAGATTTTAAAGAACTGATCAAAAATCAGGCTATCTACAGTGTAGAAGAAGTACAGACAAGAGCCGATGCTATTTTAGGTAAATATGTTAAAGAAAAAGGCACTTTCAACTATCAGCAGAAACCTAGTGCTATTGGTTTTACTGAACCTAAGAAAGCTAAGAAACCATATGGAAGTTTATTTAAGGATTGAGCTATCAAATAGCTCTTTTTTATTGCCTAAAAATATTTAAAGGAGGAAATAAAAATGGCATCTAATTTTCAGAAATTTATGGCTACTGCTGAAAAACACGCTGTTGCTGGTAGCTCTAAGCTGAAAGCTACTATTGCAGGTCATATTTATAACATTCAGATTGAAGAAGATCTGGACAACGGATCAATTGTTGCAAAAGGCGATTATATCAAACCGGAGACTTATAAAGCTAAAGATTCTACTGGTTTTGCTGGTGTAGTACTGGATAAAGCAGCTAACGGAAATTGGTATGTAGAAGTTAAAACACCAGGAGATGCTCTGTTACTGCTCCAAGTACCAATGTTATACGAAGAGTATACTACCGCTCTTAAACATGAAAGTAATTTCTATAACGCAAATGGCGACATCGTTCGAGCATATGAGCTTTATGTAGGTGATGTGTTTGAAGTATCATCTGAAGGATTTAGTGGTACTCCTACTAAAGGTGCAACTGTAACTGTAGCAGACAAAAAGCTGACAATTGGTTAATGAAAGGAGGAATACATAATGAAACTTAATTTTTCAAGTAATGAAGTAAGAAATATTTTTGCTGAAAATGATTATGCAGAGTACTCCCAGCTTATGTTTGACACAGCTAAGGGAGAAGAAAAAGTATCTACAAAAGATGCTAATAATAAAATCAGAGAGATTATGTTCTCTGTACTTGGAGTAGATGAAAACTGCTCAAGAAAAGAACTTAGAAAAGCTATTCGTAGACATAAAATTGATGTATTTGAAATTATCGAAGAGACAGTAGAGAATCTGCTTGTTTCTGGTTGGGGAGAAAACCCATTCTTCAATGAATTTGTAGAAATCAAATCTATGGCTGACGGTGATACTAACGAGTTCTATGTACCGGATGAAGTTATTCTGACAGTGTCTGAACTTTCCGGTAACCATCATGACCTGATCAGACAGCGTCTGGCAGAAGGACAGACATTCTCTGTTAGAACTTCATGGTATGGGATTAACTTTTAGTCCCCAAGTACTGTAAAGTGCTTTGCACAAATTAACGCATTGAATTGCTGGAATTTCTTAAAGCTAATTACACTACAACGTAAGTATGAAATAAAACTAAGCGTGAATGTTATGAAAATAGAAAGAAGTAATTAGATGATACAAGGTTAAATCCTAAATATCGAGAGCGCTCAACACCTATAACAGGTGTTTTTTATTATGCTTAAAATAGAGAATCAGCAGCCAAGATCCGAATAGGATAAGGTTCAACGACTATCTGGAAACAGAGTAGAACTACAAGCGATTGGTAGTTCGAAGTGGTGCGCACCCTCAATTAGGGTGAAGATATAGTCTAATCTTTAGTGAAAGCTAAAGGGCTTTTAGCCAACACAGAGTAGCGTCTGAATTAATATCATTTTTCAAAATAATTATATAAGGAAGTATACATGCAAGAAAAACTATGTGGCATTTATTGCATAGAGAATATACTCAACAATAAAAAATATATTGGTATGTCAAGAGATATAAAACGGAGATGGTCTGAGCATAAAACAGAATTAAACTCTCACACTCATGTCAATCAGTATTTACAAGCTGCCTGGGATAAGTACGGCAAAGAAAATTTTAAGTTTTATGTTATTGAGTTATGTGATGAAGAGAATCTCAGCGAACAAGAATGTCATTATATACGTTTTTATAAATCATTATCACATGAAAATGGATATAATCTGACTACTGGTGGAGAAAATACTTCTATCGGCAAATCAGTAATATCATTAAAAGATGGGGCTATCTACAATTATGTAAATGATGCAGCTCAAAATGCCAACGTTCAGTCAGCAACTATGATTTCATGGTGTCGTCAAAAACATAACTATATGTATTTAGATGAGTATAACGCTCTTTCTCAAGATGAAAAAGAATATTGGAAAAATTTTGATTGGAAAAACTTTGATCATAAAAAATTAAGTCAAGTACATTCTCGAGAAAATCTCTCAACAACTACCCTGAAAAAACTAAGTCAAGCGACATCTGGAGATAAAAATCCAAGAGCGCTTAAAGTGTATTGCCCACAATTAAATGAAACATTTGATTGTATAAAATATGCATCAGATAAGTATGGCGTTAATAGAGGAAGTATAACTTCTTGTATTAAAGGTAGACTTAAAAGTGCCGGTAAACATCCCGTTACCGAAGAAAAATTAACATGGGAACTAATTGAAAAATGATATTAAAGTGTTAAATATAAATGTAAAATTTACGCAGAATATGAGCTGTTTATGGCAGGTCGTATTGACTGGGCTGGATTCGTACAGAAAATCTATGAAGCTTTTGACAAGAAAATTAACGATATGGTATATGCGGCTGTAATGGCAGCAGGTGAGAAGGTTCTCCCGTCTACACAGTTTAATAAGACAGGTACACTCGCAGCAGCTACAAAAGATGAGTTTATGACTCTGATTGAAGATGTACAGATGGCTACAGGTGATGAAGTAGTTGTTATGGGTACTAAATCTGCTCTTGCAAAGTTATCTGCTATGGAAGATATCACTTGGGTATCTAATGCAATGAAAGATGAAAGACACACTACAGGCCGTTTAGGTATGTTTGAAGGTATTCGTCTTGTTGAAATTCCGCAGAGATTTGCTAACAATGACACAAGTAAAAAGTTAGTAGATAATACTAAACTTCTGATTATGCCAGTAGCTGATAACAAATTTATCAAGATCTACAATGAAGGCGACGCTCAGATTAAAGAAGTATCTGATGGAAATACAAATATGGATAAAACTATTGAGTATGAATATCAGATTAAAATGGGTGTGGCCACAATTATTGGAAAGCGTTTCGGAGTTTGGACACTTAAATAAAAAACTATTTAAAGAGGTGGAATTACCACCTCTTTAACTGATTAAAAAGGAGTAATAACATGGCAACAAGAAGAGCTGCAACAAAAAATGTTGCTACTACTGAAAATACTACAAAGGAAACAGCTCCTGTTAAAACTACTAAAAAGTTTGAACAGAACGAACTTATTGAATGTCGTTCTTTAGTGCAGGGAACATTATTTATGCCTGGTAAACAAAGTGATATTCTATACCGTTGGGATGGATATGGAGATGTTCGTGAAGTAGAATATAGAGATTTGTACTCTCTTAAATCTAGCCGCTCACCATATATCTATGATCCATGTTTCCAGATTGAGAATGATGAATTATTAGAGGATCCTAGATGGAAAGATGTAAAAGATCTTTATGATAATCTTTATGATGCTTCTGATATTAATCAGTTTCTTGCTCTCTCACCAGCTCAGTTTAAGAAAGCACTTGCTGAAGTTCCTAAGGGGCTTAAAACAGCAATTAAAATTGAGGTAGCAACTAGACTGGATAATGGTACATTTGATTCTATTCAGAAAGTACGTGCTGTAGATGAAATTTGTGGTACAGAGTTAGAAAAAATGATTTAGGAGGTGTTCTATGACCTCTTATGAAACAGTATTTAAACGATTTGAAAATAAAGTTGAAGATATAAAAGTATTAAAATTAGCGTCTGATGACTGGACTGAATTGTGCTTAGAATGGCTAAATAGTGCTATTGCAATGATTGAATTAGACCAGTTAAAAATAGAACATGATTTAACGAAAAAAAATGATGTTCTGTTCGAATTCGAGGACACCCTTACTAATGGTGAAATAGAAGTCGTTGCTTTATATATGGTCGTTGCTTGGTATGATATTCGTTTGAATTCTTTAGAGCATACTAATATGTTTTATGGTTCAAAAGATGAAAAATGGACCAGCCAAAAAGAACATGCCAATTATATTATGAGCATTCAAAAGAAATATAAAAAGGAAGCCAGAAAATATTTTAGGAATCACTCTTCCAGAAGTAATTCTTATCTGGATGGTGATCAGAATGAAGTATAAATATGGAACTTTTAATGACAATCAGTTCTCTGATTATATAGAATTACTACATAATAAAATTCATTGGCTTTTAATCTATCAAGAAAACTCTTATCCAAAACTTAACAATTATTTTAATAACTTGCAATTATATATTGCAGCATTAGCTGAATTAATCCCATCACCTTATATAATTGATTTGGCTAATACAATAGAATGCGCCAAACTTGAATTTAATAATCCTAATTTCAACCATCAAAAATATAGAAAAATAATTTTTGATGCTCATTCTATCATAGATAAAATAGGTGATAACCATGAGTGATATTTTCAAAAAAAGAATGGCTTTATGCGGTAATACTGTATCAGACAGTATTCGTACTCAGTCAGACGAAATCATGCAGAAAACTTTCACCAATGACTTAGGTTACAGACAATGTAAGCTATATTCTAGGACTATGGAATACTTAGAAGATGTTGAAATCAAATATCAGTATTCTCAAACCTATACAATCAATAAGGACCAGGTTGAGTATCTGGCTCAATTCAGACCTGGCTATTTCCCTGAAAAGAAATATATGGACCAAGATAGTATTGAACGTTTTGGTTTTTATCTTGAAATACCGGATAAGAACACAGGTGTTCATGAGCTATGGCTTATTTTAGGGAAGAATGATAAAAACTCTTTCATAAGATATAACATTCTTAAATGTAATTGGATGTTTAAATGGATAAAGAATAAACAAATTTATAGTTGTTTTGGTGTATTAAGAAACCGCAACAACTACAACAGTGGCGTATGGAGCGATGGTTTCTTTACATCAGTAGATAATCAGTCACAGTTTATTGTCCCTACTACTCCAACTACGCAAACAATTGATTATAATGATCGTTTCATGTTGAGTGATTCTATGATTAGACCTTTAGTTTTTGAAGTGTCAAAACTAGAAGATACGTTCCCATGCGGAGTAACTAAAGTAACGCTTAAACAGGATCATTTCAATAAAGTTACAGATAATGTTGAATTAAAAATATGTGACTATTATGACTCTCCGGTTATTCCTCAAGAGCCAGAAATAGAGGACATTGTTTTATCATGTTCAGGTACTAATAGAGCTTTACGTGTTGGAGGCTCTAAAAGAACTATTTCAGTTGCGAGTGATATTAAAGATAAATCTGTCATTTGGTCTTATGAGTTCAATGGAAACAAATTATCTGTAGAAGAATTATCTAATGACTTTGAAATCTCTGAAGGTAAGAATACGTTAAGTATCAAAGCTTTGTTAAATTATAATAATTTAGGAAAAGTAATAAAGATTATTGCTACTCTTCCAAATAAGCAACCATCTTCTATTGAATTGGAGGTGATGCGATGAATCAAGAGCGTATTGATAGATTATTTTCTTGTAGAAATGAACAGGGATTTGACAGTATTTCTTATGATAAGAGAAAAATCTTAGAGGATTTATACAAAGATTCAGATATTATTGAAATCTTAAATAATAAAGAACTTCAAGCAGTTAATGCGTGTCCGGAAGATTATTATAATGTAAATATTTATTCTTTTTTAAAGATTCCAGATGCACAAAGTAAAGTCAAAAACTTTATTTGTTTTGAAGTAAATGACACTGAAATTGTATACTCAAATAATATTATGGTTTCTAAACAAATTATTTTTAGAACTATAGCTCACCAGGATGATGTCAGTACTATTTGGGGTATTGATCGACAGGATTTACTAGCAGCTTTAGTTAAAGAAAGATTTCAATGGTCAAACATATTAGGTACGCAGTTAATAAAAACATATGATTCTGGCAAAGTGGCTGAAAATGGTTATTACTATAGGAATATGTATTTTGAACAGACTGCTCCGAATGATATTCAAAATAGGCTTAAGAGTAATCGCTTAGATAAGTTAGGTCGTGATTATTATGGATAAACTTCTCATTTATTTAGGTGAGAACCTTAAAATTAATGATCAGATTACTATTTATCAACCTTCTATTCTTGATATAGCTAAATATGGAGAAAATCATTATTTTAATGTAGTTTATAAAATATGTTCTATACCTTCTGATTATAAGTCTGAATTGTGGGATCTTGGTTATAACTATAGTAAGTTGGATGATTTTGATTTATTCATACTTCTTACTCGTGATATAGGTGTTGAAGATACCTGTCTTCTTTTAGGTGATACTATTTCATTGAAAGATATGGCACCTTTAGTCGATCCGGAAACTCATAATATAATGCTTTATGATGAAAATACTGAATTAATAATTACTCGTGATATATACATAGAAATGATATCTTTCATTCGTGAGATGCACAATATTCATCCTAAGCGTGAACGAGCTGCAAACAAAGAAACCTTACAGCTATTAGTAGATGAAGATAGAAGAAAAAAAATTCAAAGAGTAAAAGAAGCTTCTCAAGAACCCTCTCCGGGTTCTTTTTTATTGCCTTTAATTTCATCTATGGTAAATAGTCCTGGTTTTAAATATGACATTAACAGTCTTAAAAGTCTTGGAATCTATGCATTTTTAGATTCTGTTCAAAGGATTCAGGCCATTAATACTGCTGCCTCCATCTCTGCAGGAATGTACAGCGGAATGGTTGATATGTCTAAGAATCCAAATCTACTTAAACAATTAAATTGGTTGCGTGACTTATCTAATGAGTACTCCTCTTCGAGCAATGTACGAGTCACTAAAACCGAATAATAAATCAAGGAGGAAAATATTATGGCAAATTTTGATTCTCTGGTTATTGATAGAGTCTTAGAAATTGTTGGTGAAAATAGCGATGGAGATTTACTCTATCTGTTAAACAATTTATCTAATGTTTCTATTAATACAACTTCTGAAAGTAAAGATAAAACAGATGCTCTTGGTGTACTGATTAAGAGATTCTATACATCCAAATCTGTAGAAGTATCTGCTGATTGTAACTTACTTTCATTCTCTATGCTGTCTCAGACATTTGGCACAGATAAGATTATTGCTTCAAAAGAATCTAAGATTCTTGCACCAAAAATCTTACATATTGATACAACTGGCATTAAGGAATATACAATTCCTGAAAAGCTGAAACCGAAAACTCCACTTACAAAGCTTTATGCTCTGGAAGCAAACGGCACATTAGGAAAAGCTTATACTGCTTCTACTACTGCTGCTCCTACTGCTGATACTTTTGTATACACTGAAGATAGCGGAAAAATTACTCTTCCTACTGGAGTAACAGGTACTCTTATTGCTAAATATGAATATGAGACAGAAAGTGGTGTTAAGGTTACTAATGAGTCTGATAAGTTCCCGACTACTTCTTCTATTACAATGAAAGTTCTTGTTGCAGACACATGTTCTGTAGATGTAGTTCGTGCAGCTTATATCGTATTCCCAAGTTTCCAGGTAGCACCAGATTGCGATCTGACACTTGAAACAGATAGCACAATTACATTCTCTGGTGTAGCTCAGAGAGATTATTGTCAGACAGGTTCTCCGCTGTATTACATTGTAATGACAGAGGACGACGTAGAGGAGTAATCCTTAAGTTGTTATACCCCGGTTCATCCGGGGTATTTCTAATGAGAAAAAGGAGGAATACTCAATGAAATCAAAACCAAGAATTTGTGTAACTTGTGGCACTACTTATGAGTATTGTCCTAAGTGCACTAAAGATGCAGATAAACCTGTTTGGATGGTAGCTTTTCATACAGAAGAATGTAGAAAAGTATATAACATTATTGCTAAATACAATACTGGTGATGTGACCAAAGAGGATGCAAAAAAAGAATTGGCTGATGCTGTTACTCATAAAACAAAATTTACTAAACCTATTCAGGATAAAGTAAATGAAATTATGAAAGAAGAACAGCCTAAAGCAAAAACTAAAAAAATAGTGACGGAAAATTAAATATTTTATTGAGGGGAAAGCCGCACTATTTTTGCAGTTTCCCCTTATTTTTTTCGGAGGAATTAAATGGAGATTGTAATACCTAACTTAAAAGGAGTTCCTTATGATCCTGTTCAAGCAGTAAAAATTATTGATCCAAATCAACAGAAACTCTACCTCAAACATGGATTAAAACCTTTAGATGTTTATTATAGTCCAGATGTGATTGTAATGTTGTTTGATAAAAAAGAAAGTTATCCGTATTACAAAGAATATCAAAATTATACTTTGGAGTGATAACGTGAGGAACTATAAAAAAAGATCTAAATATGGTGTCGATCAAACTACTAAAGGTAAACAGAATCGTACTGTTATAGATAGGAAAACAGAAAAAGAAGTATGTTTCGATTCTCTATTAGAGAAAAGATTTTATGAAGACATCGTATGCACTGGATTGGACTCTGGCGAAATTATAGACTATGAACTACAAAAAAAATATAAATTACAACCGTCTTTCAAGCATAATGGAAAGACTATACGTGCAATAGATTATGTTGCTGACTTTTGGGTTAAATACTCAGATGGAAGTGAACGTGTCTACGACACTAAAGGTGGAATGGTTGATCCTTCTGCCAAGATTAAACGAAAACTGATGTATTATATCTATCCTGATTTGGATTATGTATGGATCACTCATACTAAGTCTACTGGTTGGATCGATTGGGATGAAAATGAAGCTTTAAAAAGAGCAAGGAAGAAAGAGGGAAAAAAGGATGGAAATTAATATTTTAGAATTTGTAAAAGAATATAAAGAGAACCCAGTAGGGGCTTTAGAAAAACTTGAAGTTGAAAATTATGTGCCGTTTGCTACTAAACGAGCACTTATAGATACAGTTATTGAAAGTATTATTGAATATGATACTTCTCTTCTTACATATGAGCCAATGAATAAGCATTTAAACTTTTCTCTGACATGTGTGGTTATCTATACTAATCTCACCTACGAAGACGAAGAAGGTCTTGATGCTTATGATGCCTTAGTATCTTCTGGTCTTTTAGATAAAATTATTGAAATGATTGGTGTTGATTATGGAGATATGGTTGCTATGTTTGAAGAAACACTTTCCGCTCGTATTTCATTTACTAACTCTATGTCTAATAGATTAAGTGCATTATTTGGAATATTAGAAAATGTTTTTAAAGAAGCTACTCCGGAACAGTTAGATTATTTACGAAAGTTGGCTGATGTAAAAGATGGGGACAATTCCACAGTTAAGAAAGCTGATTGACCAGGGAATAACTATTGGTTTACAGCAGTTTGTTAATGACTACAAGCCTAAGATGGAAAGAGATGCACAACAGTCAGAAGAAAAATATTATAATGACTATTCCTCTTGGGCGGATGGTTATAGACTTTATGATTTAAAAAATATTCATACAATTACAGGCTTTGCTTATAGTCGAAGTGCAGAGCTTAGAGCACGATTTGATTCAAGCCATATGTCTGGAGGACATGGCATATGGGAACCATTGGAAGGTGATCCAGAAATAGTTTTTTCTTGGGGTTTTGAAACAGGTAATCATGGATTTAAAAAAGAATTGACTCCTATTAGAATTTACTGGGAACAATATTTTCGTGCTAGAAAAATGCATGCCAAAGGGCAAGCAACAAAATTCGTTATCAACGGATTACATTCTGTTGGTTTATAAAGTGAGGTGAGAAAATGGCTGATTATATAATAAACGTTGGTGTAGAAGTTGAAGACAGTGCGCTAAATACATTAGAAACACGAATTAATTCTTTAAAAGAGAAGCACATTAAACTAGGTGTGGAATTAGGTAATACTAAACAGCTAGCTAAGAATGCACAGACAGCGGTAAAGACAATAAGTAAAGCAACTGCCAAAGCCGCTAAAAATACTCCTGTTATTAAGGGATCTAATCTTGTAGAACAGATGGTCGATCCCGAAAAAGCTTTAAAATCTATGGCTAATACAGCCAGTAAGCTGTCAAAGTATCAAGGCAAACTTGATCTAGGAGAAGTAAAACTTTCCGTAAATCAAGGTATTATGGGGGAGCTTGATGGACTTTTAGCCAAACTTAATGAAATAAAATCTACAGCTAAAAACATGGGCTCTATTAAGCTTACTGTTGGAGATAATATAAAAACTAAAGACGGTAAAATAGTTGTTGGAGAAACTACTAGTTCTTCTAATACCGCAAGATCTACAGGCATTACTCTTAGACAAGCTCAAGCTGAAATTAAGAGAAATATGAAGACAATAGGAACCCTACAGGAACAGTATGTAAGTGGGATTATTGATGAAAGTACTTATAAACAGTCAAAGAGAACTATAGGACATAGAAATTCTCAGCTGGCTAGACAGATACAAAATCAAGGTACTGCTTCTGATTGGGTTACTTCTGCATCTGACATTCGAGGAGCACAGGCTAAGAACCAAGAAGCATACAAAGCAATGACTCAGAGTGCTTCAGAATATGACAAAGTTATCACTAATTTGGGTGAAAAACAGAAGACATTCAATAAAATGGCTCAAGTATATAATCCTAACAATGGTAAACCATTAGATAAAACTCTAGGACAAGGTTATGATGAAAGATTAAAATCTTTTAATGATACATATGAGCAATTAAAAAAATCTCGTGATAGTCTTGCGACTCTTACTGGAAACGAAAGAGACACTGAGCAAGTACGTTTTGCTGCTCTCCACTCTGAAGCCAATCGTCAAGCTAGGTATCTCGGTAATACTAATCAGTTTTTCTCACGTACTCCAAATAGATATAGCCGTTCAGAATATATTGGTACAGATTTAGATCCAGCATCTGATAAGGTCCGTCTTAAGATGGAACAAATGTCAGCAGATCTGGCAAAAGGAAGCAAATACACAACAGAGTTTAATGCAGCACAAGGTAAAATGTATGCTACTATTGATAGAGGGTCTGGTGTATTTGAAAAATATCAATTAGCATATAAAAATGGTCCAGGTAATATTGACCAGTCTCTTACTAAAGTTACACAAAGTGTAAAACCTTTATCTAGTTATCTTTCTGAAATGGGACAAAAGTTCCGTAGTCTTAGCCAGTATCTTGTAAGCAATTTTGGATTCCAAGCATTAACAACAGGTATCAGATCCGGTGTTGAATCAATAAGAGAATTAGATTCAGCAATGACTGAACTTAAGAAAACATCAGATGGTACAAAACAAGAATATAGAGACTTTACTACTCAGGCTAGAACTGATGCCAAAGACATTGGTAGTACAACAACTCAGATTACTAATAGTGCTGCTGATTGGAGTAGATTAGGCTATAGTCTTAAAGATTCTCAGACTATGGCTAAGAATACAGGTATTCTTAAAAATGTATCTGAGTTTGCAGATATTAATGAAGCAACTGATGCTATGGTAGGTATCATGCAGGCGTATAACTATAAACCTGACGATTCTATGAAACTTATTGATCAGCTTAATCAAATAGGAAACAATTTCTCAATCAGTACATCAGACTTAGCAAAAGGTTTACAGATATCTGGTTCAGCTCTTGAGGTTGGAGGTAATAACATTGAACAGTCTATGGCATTGATTACAGCCTACAATAGTTCCATACAAGATGTAAGTCAGGCTGCTCGTGCTGCTCGTACTGTTTCTATGCGTATGCATGGTGTTGATGCTGAAACTCTATCAGCGGAAGGTGAAGATATAGAGGGGCTTATTGATACTGTTCCTAAACTTGAGTCAGAGATTAAATCTTTAACTGCCGTTAATGGTAAGGCTGGCATTTCTCTCACTGATGCTACTGGAAGAGTAAAAGATGACTTTACATTTTTACTTGATTTGGCTGGCAGATGGAAAGAAATTGGTCAAGCTGATATTGAAGAAGGAACCAATAGACAGAGTAAAATTCTTGAAGATCTTGCAGGTGAATTTTTGCCTGAAATATATAGCAATATATATTTAAGAACATATTTAATTGCAAGGGCAGCTTAAAACTTTACACCACAATAATTAGGAAACTAGATTATGAAGGTTTAAAAACGTAAAGATATATGGCTTGTTTGCAGCGAAGTACCCTAACGTATCCCGTAGATCATACGGTACCTGAGTCGAGGGTAAACGTTCAACGACTAGATTCTTGTCGAGCTATAGACGAGAGAATAAAGGTGGAAATCCTGAATATCTATAGCAATAATCGTAGGGCGCAATCGCAAAATGGCGTGGGTGAGAACCCCTTAAATCGAAAAGGTATGAGTCCCTCCGGGATTTAAAACATAGTCTATGCTTATATGAAAATATAAGATGTTATTTTGTATATAGAGGCATTTTTATGAAAATAGATAAAGAATATGCAACTCAGTTAATGGACGAAGTTAAATGGTTATCAAACCATGGAATAAAGTACACTTTCGTAAAAGTAACTGAAGAAAAAATTACAATATATAAATACAAGAAAACGTCAGAGCTATTTAATAGTCTGGCGCTTTTTTATAGTCAAAAATAGAGAGGAAAATATAGAGTGAAGAAATTAACTGAAGAAAAAATTCAACAAATGATTGATTTATACAATGATGGAAATAATTTTACAGAAATAGGAAAGATAATTGGTTTGTCTTCCGATACTGTAAGCAAATACTTAAAAGATAGAGTTAAGAAACGTGTTGGATTATTAGACCGTTATACTGAAGAACAACTACAAGATATTTGTAAAATCTATAAGGATAATGGAATTTCTAAAGTTCAAGAAAAATATCCAGAATTAACTAAAAATCAGGTATATAGAATTGCCAGTAACCGCAAAGAAAGAAAAGAGAATTATTTTTGGTCCGAACAAGATGTTAAAATATTAAAAGAAAATTACGGCAAACCTTTAAAAGAAATTCAAAAAATGTTGACAGATACTCATACAGTTAGAAGCATTGGTACAAAGGCTATTAAGTTAAATTTAACTCAAAGTAGAGAATGGACGGATAAAGAAATAGACATTTTTAAAAGATATTACTCTTCTGTTCCTTATGATGAATTTAAAAAACTACTGCCAAACCGTACATATAATTCAATTGTTAATATGGGACGGAAATTAGGAATTAAATCATATAATTACTTACAAGAAAAGTATAGTGATGATCAAAAACAGTTTATTATTGATAACTATAAAACAATGACTGATATTGAATTATCTGAGGCATTGGATAAACCTTTATCTGGTATACAAGAACAAAGAAGGAAATTAGGAATATATTATTTGAACAAAGATTATTCTGGATATGATAATTTAAGTAAATTCTTTCGTGGTCATATACAAGATTGGAAGAATGCCTCAATGAAAGTATGCAATTATCAATGTATATTAACTGGTAGTAAAGATTTTATAATCCATCATAAATATGGTTTTAATAAAATACTACAAGAAGCCTTTGAAAAAATGGATGAACAGAATTTGTTAAAATCTACTAATCTATCTGATTATTCTTTTGAAGAGTTATCTTCTATGCTTGATATATTTCAATGCATCCATAATAAATATCCGTTAGGTGTATGCATAAGAAAAGATATACATGATCTTTTTCATCAGTTGTATGGCTCCGGTGACAATACAGAAGAACAATGGGAATCTTTTATTGCTAAGTATAGTAATAAATTAACAGCATAAATAAATACAAAATAACATAGACAATGGTTGCGACATTGTCTAAATATTACAGAAAAATCGTGCGAATGCATTAGCATCCCTCTTGAATAATAAAGATATGCTTGAGGATGTGTATGACCAAGCAACAAACAACTATCAAGGTTCAGCTCAGAACGAGCTTAATACATACCTTGATTCTATCGAAGCAAAAACAACTAAAATTAAAGAATCTTGGTCACAGTTATGGCAATCAGAAGGTAGTACCAATACTTTTAAAGGATTGCTTGATATTGGCAACGGCGCTGTAGGACTCTTAAATGGTTTGGGACTTAATAAATCCTTAGCCGGAGTCGGCGGTATGCTTGTTAGCCATGCTATGAACTGGGGTGGGACAAATTATCAGTTGGTCCTTTAGAAAACGCCCCATGTAACCTGGTGGTGACACGGAACGATCTCATATGAGAAAGGGGTTACTAAGCAAACAACCGAAACTGTCTTTATTCGAAGGAATAGAGAAATGCTTTTAATTTAGCATTCAGGGTGAACCGAAGTATATACTACTCCCCTATTACAGCAATGTAATAGGTATAGTAACAACGTATATATATGGGTGATCTGCAGCGAAGCTTCTTTATTTTATAGAGAAGAACGTTCATCGACTATAATGGGAACTTGGTCTCCGGATCAAGAAGGAATAGTCAGGACTGTTAGGTAGCTTGCGCCGAATAAATTAAAGGGTAAATACATCTTACTCTTGTAAGCAATCTTACCTTATGTGCAAAGGTGATGTAAGCACAAATCTTTACTTTGTTATTCTTCTATGCTATATTTCACATAGGAGGGTAAAACTATGATAATAAATAATTCTATCAGAACTTATGCGCCAATTGCTCCGCCATATTTTGACGGATGCTTATTTATGAATGCAACTTATGAAATGTCAGAGGGGCTGGCCAATTTGTTTACTAAAGGATTAGAAGCCTTAAGCAAACATTTATATGAAAAAAATATTGATCCTACTAAATTATTTCCTGTAAGTCTAATATTTACAAAAGATGGCAGTTTTTCTGTCACCGAAAATGAAGCAACCACTTATGGAAGATGTATGTCTTTTTTAGTATACTCCATGGAACGGATAATTACATCTAACAATCAACACATGCAACTATTCGCATTTATTGAAGAATTAGTGCATTACTATTTTCAAGAAACAAATGAAACAAAAGTCAAACTAACTACTTTTTCTGTTGTTCAGAAAATATTCCCAGAAATAACTTTCGAGGAGGTAACATCATGGGGAGTAAATTGGAGCTAATGTTTATTAGCAAAGAGAAAAGTCAAATAATTAATTCTCCTATTATAAAAGGTATTACTTGTGATACTTATAAAACAAGCTTACAAAATTCATCAAAAGAGCAAAAGACTATTCAGTCTCCTGCTCTTTCTTAATATAATACGTACAATCTTCGTTTTCAAAGTACGGACATTCCTCTTCCTTGCACTCTTTATAAAGAGGACATTCTAATATTTCCATAATCTTTAAACCTCCATAGTATAGTTTTGAAAGTAGGTGTATTTAATGGATAAAAATATTTTTGATAAATTGGTTCCTGAATATGTTCAAAAGTTAAGCTCAGATGAAGTTACAGATTTACTTATAGAAATCAGTAATATTGGCAGGACAAAATTTATCATTAATTACCCAAAAGAAATTGCTGATCAACTCCCAGGATATGACTTATACGGATAATCTTTTTCGGTTGTATTCAATGCAGTCGAGATTGTTAACTTTCCTATAGTATTATGCAAAGTGTTGGTGCACAGAAAGGAGAACTGCTGTGACAGTTCTCCTTCTATTAAAAATTTTAAAAAGAGAAATACATATGACGAAGTAATTAAATGATAAAGTAGAACATTATTAGCGATTAGTCAACTTTTTTATTCTTGTATTGTCTTTTCATCATTCCGGTGATAAATTTGACTTTCTCATCAGATAATTCTGGATGATTGCAAATTTGATCAACAGTATGATTTTTCGAGTTGTAATATAGACCAGCTAATATTACAACAAGTAAAAGACTACTAAGAGATATTATTATTCCAGTATTCATATTCTTCTTTTCACCCCCTTCCCTTATAAATTTCTTTATTGGGGAAGTGTATTGCCCAGAACGGGCAGATTCTTCGTCCGCATCAACAATACAGAATGTATGCCAACACTTCTGCATGATCAAAAGAAATGATCAAGTATATTATCGTGCAGCGAGTTATAATGCAGCATCTATAACCATAATATACCTAGTAGTATAATAACAATATTCGACAACTTTGTATATACAGAACATTAGTTTATTATAATCAAAACTTAGCTCCACATTGTCCACACTGATCAGTTTTACCCAAATGAGGACATAGAAAACAACGATTCAATTCTAATACTATTTTTTCTAAATCATCTATATTGATAATAAGAGAGAATTCTCCTTCGTAACCTTTTTGAGTACTTACATCTTCAAACTTTATCTTTTGTATTTCAGTACTTTTATTATGCGTTAAAGGATAAATTGTTAAGCGTCTATGGCAAACAGCATTTCTTAAATGCCTTATTACATTTCTTTCACAATTATTTTCTTTGTATGTGTTTTCATAGTTCTCGTCATACGTCTTATTAGTAAGTTTTTTTAATGTAGACGTATGTGTAAAATCATTGTTTTTACGTGATAAAAAATTAAAATACTTCTCTTTTGGGAAAACAAGTAATCCCAAAAAAGAATTAATTAATTGAGTAATCTCATAACATTTTTGATATTCAAATTCATTGGCAAACATAATTTTTTTTAAACAAGAAATCTCTTTATTTTTATTATGTCCAGCTAATTTTTGAATCATAAAATAATTCATTTGTGTCCTACATATGAACTCTTTAACATAATCATCATCTTTAAAATTACTCATAAACTATCACCAAGTGTATCCACAAGAGTTACACTTAAAGCTCTTATTGATTTTCTTACTGAATAGTCCCAACATCCCTACTGATACCATACGTTCTCCTGTAGAGATTTTACGAATATTGGTGGAACCACAGGTTGGACACTTAGGCCCAGTAGAGAATTTCTGAGCATTCTGTTTGGCATACCATTGGTCCATTTCTTTGTTTCGTTGCTCTACTCCTTCAGGGGATTCCCAGTATTTTCTTTTTTCGACAGCTGCTTTGGTAACATCAGAGTCTAGCTTGCCATAGAAATATTTCTCTCGGAGCATTTCATCAGATTCTTCTATACTAGGATAGTCGCCATTATGTGCTTCTTTGTATTCTTTTGTCACTTCTGCATCTGCAATTTCTGAATCAATATTGGCAGCTATAAAAACTCCATCGTCACATTGCCAACATCTACTTCCAATTTCTTGATTGCAACCTACGTTTCCACATTTATTACAAAATATAAGTTTTCCCATAAATTTTCACCTTCTATATAGTTTTTAAGATGAACTATATTATATCACAGTATCTGGTTTTTGAAAAGAATGACCAAGGTGGAATTTTACCAGAAACACGTTGGGACAGAAGAACAAGATTGTACAATGAAGGCCGTGCGGAAGCGGTGTCAAATTGGAATAGATACCAAGAAGATGAAAAAGTATTAACAAATCTTAATAAAAAGCTTCAAGAAAATGGTCAAACTATTACCGATAACGCAGAAAGACAGAAAATTGCTGATAAAGTTCTAAAAAATGCCAGTGAAAGAGCGAAAGATTATGGTAACCAAATTGTAGCGAATACGAAAACTCTTAGTGATTTTAAGAAAGAAAATGAAGTAGAAAACCCCAATAAGCAAGTCAAACCTAAATTTACTGATGGACTTAAAAGTTTTGCTTCTTCTGCGCTTTCATCAATTGGTAATGCTGTTATTTCTGCCGGTACAGCAATGATTGCACAGCAATTAATCTCATGGGGACTTCAAGGTATTGATGCGATTGTTCATTATGATGATAATATTATTGCTAAAGGTCAAGAAGCGAAAGAATCCATTCAATCCCAAACTAAAGCCTATGAAGACCAGAAAGCATCTCTTGGAGAACTTACTTCTAAATACACAGAATTATCTAAAGGCGTAAAAATATCTGGTAATTCTATTAAAAATATTAGTCTTACAGATGATGAATATAAGGATTTCTTAGATACGAGTAATCAGATTGCTGCCGCTGCTCCTAGTCTCACACGTTCATGGGATTCTCAAGGCAATGCTATTCTTAATGCAGGAACTAATGCTGAGGATTTAAACACTCAGGTTAATGATTATCTAAAGCTACAGAGGAATCTTACTTATTATGATACAAAGAAAAATATTAGTGATCAGTATAAAGGGTATGAGACTGCTTTAGGAAAGAATAAGGGCAAACAAGACGAATACAAAAATGCATATGATGCAGCGAAATATAAAGTTGATTCTGTACAAAAATTTTCCGATATGCTTAAAAAGCATACAAAAGGAGAAGATACCATCACCTATACACTGGATCAAACTGCATATGATGCACTTGGTAATACATTTGGAAAAGCAATAAAAGGTTATAAGCAATCTGCGGATGGTCAAAAGATAACTCTTGAATTTGATGGTAAACAGTTAGATTTTCTTAATAGTGAAGCTGCCAGTGTTTTAAACTCAGATAATAGCGAACTTCAAGAAGCTCATACTAATTTAGTTAATACTCAAGAATCTATAGATGCCTCTAAAAGAGAAATGGTTTCTTCTATCAAATCAATGGCAAGTACTATTGATTCTTTTGATAGCTGGGACGATCAAGATAAAGCATCAGAATTTCAATCACAGTTGAACAGTATGCTTAGTTCTTCAGACGGCACAAGATTGTTAGATAATTTTGAGCAGTCTGGTAAAGACATGGATACATGGCTCCGTAACAATGTAGTCAACCCTATGGCTACTGCTACTCCAGATCAACAAAAGCTTTGGTCTCAACTGTTTGAAATGGAACCTAAAGACCAGGAAACTGTAAGAGAATTTGCTGCAAGAAGAGATGATGTCCTTGAGTCTATAGCAGATATTTCTCAAAGTGACTTCTGGACTAAAGGTACTTTAGCCGAAGCTTTTGGTTTTGCTCATACTGAATATGATGACAATGATAAAGCTTATACTGTTTGGGAGAATCAAGATAGTCTTAATAGGGTTAGAGATGCTCTGAAAGGAGCAAAGGCTAGTAAAACTAAAGGCGATGCCGAAAAAGTAAGAGAAGATCTAAAAAATGCTACACAAGATGAACTTGAAATAGCTGTACAGGTTATCACTGATAATAAAGATTTAAGTTCAATTGATGATTTTTATACGGCATTCGAAAAGGCTAAACAAGCAGCTAAAGATATGAGTGATCAGGCAGCCGTTTCTTTAGATTCAATGGAAACGAAAGTATCAACTGCTAAGTCTACTCTTTCTTCTATGGGAACTATTCTTACAGAGACTACTTCTGCAGGTGGAATTTCTAAAGACAATGTTAAGATCCTTTCTACTGCTTTCAAAGATGTGAAAGATCCTCGTGGCATTGAGCAAAATGTTAATGATTTATTCACCACTACTTCTGATGGTATCAAACTAAACATAGATGCTTTGAAAACCTTTACAGAATATCAGGCTGAAGCCACTGATGGAGATTTCGAAAAGGGTATTAAGTTACAGACTAAAGCTATTGCCGAGCAAGCAGAAGAAACAGATAAAGCTTGGAAAGCTATTGCTAAAGCCGATGACAAGGAAGCAGCTAGAGCAACTTATAACGCAGAAAAAGATAAATTAAAAGATGCTAGAGATGAATATTTATCTTATATGCAATCTCAGTCTGAATGGCAAGCAACTAAGAAACAGCAACAGGAACTTCTTTCCTATTATTCTCAGTGGCAACGTGCCCAGAGTACGGAGAATGCCGGAGATAAATATAATAACATTGTTGCCGGACTAAAAAATGCTAAAGATGCATATAATAAAGGTCTTGTAGGTACAGATGATTTTAAATCATTTGCCGCTCTTATTTCTCCTACAGGTTCAGATGATAGAGCAAACTTTGCAGAGAACTATGGTAAAGCTGTGAGATACCTCACAGAAGATAAGACAGGTGTTAATAATTTCTTAGCTGATCTTAAATCTAAGGGTATGGCATCTTATGATGATGCAAGTAAAAGATGGTCATTTGACATAGATGATATGAGTAAAGCCGCTCGATCAATAGGAATCAGCAAAGAATTCATGAGTGCTAACTTCGGTCGTCTTCGTGATTATGGCATTGATAATAACTTTATATCATCTATAGAGGAAGGTATAGACAGAACTCAAGAACTTACTTCTGCCCTTTCAGATGAACAGAAACGACTCGAAGAACTGAAAAATACAGATAGTACTAACACTACTGCTATTTCTGCTTCTGAGGATAAAGTTAATAAATATAAACAGGATTTAAAAGAAACCTATGATAACATGGAGTCTTATTCAGAAGATGCTGCTCAAAATGCTATTGATAATTTCAATTCATCTGCCATGGGAGCGCAAGCCTACGAAGAAGAGATAAAAAGAGTTCAAAAAAATGATCAATTGACAAATGATCAGCGAAATGCAGCTATTAATCAATTAAAAGCTAAACAAGAAGAGCTGGCTGCTTCTGCCGGTACAACTGTTGAAGCTCTTTTAGGAACAGATGTATCTTCATTAATGGATGGTATCATAACAGATTCTGCTTCTGTTACTACAGCTCTTGATGGTATCAATAAAGCATATGAAGAACAGAACACAGATGTTACTTCTTTAGTAGACACTCTTGGAAAATATACTTCTGAACAGTTAGAAGGTATAGATTTCAATGATGGTAAATGGGACACTGAATTAGGTGATGCAGAAAAAGCTGTTGAATCTTTATGTGAAAAACTCGGTTTAACTAAAGACCAAGCTCGTTCTGTTATTGAGGCTTTAAAAGAAGCTGGTAAATTAAAAGATTCTGAGGAAAGTAGTGATTCCTCTAAAGAAACTACTAAGGGGTCTTGGGAGAAACCACAGACTGCTGAACAGATGGGATTCGGTGATGATCCTGACAGAGCTGCTGAATATACACATTCATTGGAAGCTCTTACTGCTGCCCATAAAGAAAATGATGCCGCTACTGAAAAGTCATTTGAAACCCTTTCTAAATATAATCGTACACAATTAGAGGGCATCAAATTAAATGATGGTGCTTATAATGTTGAGGGTATAGAACAGGCTGAAGATGCCATACAACAGTTAGCAGATAAGACTCAGTTGTCTAAAGATCAGATTCTTACTGCTCTTGAAGGTCTTGGTGTTTTGAAAGTTAATGCTCCTACTATGGATGCGACAAAAGGTTTGGAAGATTTAGTTTCTGAGGCTAAAGATGCACAGGACGAATTGTCTGACCTTACTGGCAAAACATACACATTTGATTTTGATACTACTGATTTAGATACTGCTCATAAACAGGTAGCTGACCTGCAGGAAGAAGTAAATAAATATAGAGATCGTGATGGCAAATTCCATTCAGAGTATACTGGCGGAGAACAAGTGCAATCAATGTACAAAGCCGCTATTGCTCAAGAACAGAATGCTGAATATAGTTCTTCTGCTATTGGGCAGTCTAGTTTATCATCAGATGTCGTACAAGCTGCTCAAGATTTCATGCAAGCTAAGAATGAAATGGATCAGCAAACACAACTTTATCAGAATGGTATGGACAACACCCTTGATCAGGCTACTCAAGATGCCAATGCAGCTTTTGAAACCTTACAACAGGCTCAGACTGATTCAGGTATCAAATTAGTAGATACAGACAATATTCAAACTGCCGAAGATCAGTTATTACAATTATCCAATGAGGATATTAGTGATAAAATCAAAATAGATGTTGATACAACTTCTGTTGATGACGCTCTTGCCGATGTACAAGCACTTGCAGCAGACGGAAAAATGGGAAGTATTGACTTAGATTTTGATGTTAATACGATGTCTATTGATGATATAGATTCTAAGATAGAAGAATTGACAAATCAACAGAAAGTATTAACTATTCTAGGAGATGTTGAGGGAGCAGATAAAGTACAAGCTCTTATTGATGCCTTGCAGCAAGTACATGACAAACAAGTTGAAGTTGTTGCACAGACCCAAGGTGCAGATTTAGTAGACCAACTCCAGTCACGAATAGCTGAATTGCAAGATAAAAATGTATCTATTGATGCAATTGTTCAAGATGATAAAGTTCAAAGTCTTATAAGTGAAATTGCTGCTCTTCCACCAGAAGTACAGATTGCTATTGGCGTAGATGAAAGTAATGTAGGAAATGCAGAAGCTATCAAAGCTCAGATTGAATCCGATCCTGCAAGTGTTAATGTAAATTATACCAAAGGTGATCAGGAACCTGCTGAAGATCAAAAAGCTGATGTAAATTATACATTAGGATCTCAAGATCCTCCAAATGATAAGACTGCAAAAGTAACTTATACTTTAGGTTATCAAGCTCCACCTTCGGACAAAGTAGCACATGTTACGTATATAGGTGGTAAAGCTTCTGGCACTATGACCTCAATTGCTCACGCTTCCGGCACAGCTTATAATGTTCTTAATATGAAACCTCTCTCTTCTGCTCATGCAAAAGGAGAAGTAGCACTTAAACATGATGAGCAAGCCCTTGTTAATGAGGTAGGCATCAACGGTCATTCTGAATCTATAGTGCGTGATGGTGTATGGTCGCTTATTCCTGGTGGCGCTCATATTGAGAATTTGAAAAAAGGTGACATCATCTTTTCAGCTACTCAAACAGAGGATTTATTAAAGCATGGTGCTACACATGGTCATGCTAGAGCATATGCACAAGGCACTGCTTCCGGTGTAACCCTTGCTCCTGCATATGCAGACGGTACATCAGAATTAGATGATACAATTAAAAAAGTAAGTACTCAAGCTAAAGACTGGATAGAAACTGCTCTTGATCGTTTAGAGAGAATCGTTGAAAAGTATCAAGATATCGCTGAAAGCGATTATAGTAATTATAAGTCTTCTGAGAAGAATTATAATAAAGCACTTAAAAATCTGAATAAACAATTACAGACACAAAAAGATTCCAGAGCAAAATACGTAGCTAAAGCAAATGAAGTTGCTTCTGCTGTTGGTTTATCTGACGAACTGAAAAAGAAAGTCCAGAATGGTACAATCAATATTGAAAGTTTATCCGAAGATGATAAGAAACGTGTTGACGCATATCAGGAATGGTATGAAAAAATCTTGGATTGTGACAAAGCGATTCGTGAACTCACTAAGTCACAGAAAGATTTAGCTAAAGCAAAGGTCGAACGTGTTATTGAAGCTTATGACACCGTCATAGGTAAACGTGAGAATAAAGCTGACTATTACAAAGCTAAACAGGAATTGAGAATCTCACAAGGGTATAATCAGAAACCTGGTTCTAAATATGAAAAATACATGAAAAAGGAACTCTATTATACCAATGAACAGAAACGTCTTACTGATAAAGAAATAAAAGAATATAAAGGTAGGATGAAAGAATATCTTAAAGTAAATGGACATAAAACTGTCGATCCAGAATACCAAAAGATGAAGAAACAGCTTTATAGTCTCCAGACAGAGGCTGTTAAGTTAGAAAATGAAGCTGCTGAATTAGTTCAGGCTTTACAAGATAATCGTGAACAGATAAAACAATGGGCTGTTGACCGCTGGGATCGTGCAGGTTCCAAGCAGGATGCAGTAATTGATTACGCAAAAGCAAATGATAATCCTGAGTATCAGATTAACGAAAAGATTTATCAGGAGCGCATTAAATCTAATGCGAGACAGATCAATGCACTTCAAAAGCTTCGTGCAGAAAAAGCCGAATACTATGATACTCATTTTTCTTCTATGAATAATGAAGAAGCCCAGAAATATCTTAATTCTATAGCACAGATTGACGAACAAATTTTAAAAATCGGCAGTGATATAGAAAATCTGAAAAATGAAATCATGGAACTTCGCTGGAAACCATTTGATGATGCACAAGATAAACTATCAAATGTTATCACTGAATATCAGACTATGCAAAAACTTCTCGGTGACGCTGAAAGTTTTTACAATGATGATGGTTCATTTACTACAAATGGATTAACTAACATTTTATTAACTCAAGAATCTATAGATGCGACAAAACAGAAGATTGCTAACTATAGGGAAGGTCTTAATAAGCTTGAAGAACAATATAAAAATGGTTGTTACAGCTTAGACGAATACAATGAGAAAAGCAAACAACTTCTTGATGGTATTCAACAAGAATCTACTGCTCTTTCTGAACTGAAACAGAATATGCTTGATATGTATGAGACTCAAATTAAGAAAGAGAATGATTTACTTCAGGAAAATATTGATAAGCGTAAAGACGCTCTTTCTGCTAAAGAGAAATATTACGATTATGACAAAACTTTAAAAAAGAAGTCTAAAGATATTAATACTCTTAAATCCCAGATAGCTGCCCTTGAAGGAACCAGTAATGCTGCCGCCAAAGCTCGTCTTGAGAAATTACGTGCAGAACTTGCAGATGCCGAAGATGATATGGCAGATACCATGCATCAACACGAAGTCGATATGAAAAATACCGGCTATGAGAATTTCTCTAATGAAGCGAATAAAGCTCTTGATAATACACTTGATGCAGTAAAGAAAAATTCTTCGTTTCAGGAAGCTATTATTAATGGAATGCTTACCAATGTAACCACTAATTATGATAACACATATAAACATTTACATACTGTGATGGATCAGTATGGTGTTAAGGTGTCTGGCACATTTGATACTATGATAGGTAAGTCTGCTGATTTCAATACAAGTTTAATTCAACAGATAAAAGCATTAGAAACCATTTCTAATATGAAAGTTACTCTTCCATACGGAACAAGCAATGGACAAGGTGGTTCTACAACTGGTAATAATACATATACCGGTGCTGAGAATGGTATTCACAATACATTTAATAGCAATAAAGACTCCACTGGTGCTGGAAATGAAACTCCAGGTACAGTTAATAACAAGAAATACAGTTTAAAACTAAACGCTACTGATATTTATTTAACTTATGACCATATTAAACAGCAGCTTAAAGCAACATGGTCACCAAGCAAACCGGAACATTCTGATATTGAGTGGAAAAGTTCTGATGAATCTATTGCGAAAGTTTCTTCTGATGGTACAGTTCGTGGTGTGTCTTCAGGTCTTGATAAGAACGGTTTAATGGCGCGTGATGAGTCTAAAACAAGAAAATGTATCATTACTGCTATTGGCGGTGGTGGTCTTGCTAAAGCTACTTGTACCGTTCATGTAATGCCAAATGCTCATTACGAAGCAATTAAATCCTATGCAGCTAATGCAGGGATTGATGTTACTTCTGGAGATAACTTAAGAGCCGCCATGCAATATGCATATCAAAATGGGGCTAATCATAGCTACCAGTCTGATGTCGCAGTTGAAGGATTCAAAAAGGCATATCTGAAGGATTGGACAAGCTCTCTACCTAATCGTCCAGATGGAGCAACTGATATTCCATCTGGTGTTAGTCAGTTAGTAGGTTACTTCAATTCCAAAGGTAAAAAAGTCGGACCAAAAGAAATGCAACAGCTTGCAGATATTCTTGGAATTAGTACTCCAGGTGTTAAAAAATATGATTCATGGGGTTCTGCTTTAAAAAATCAGATACTTCAAAAGTATAAATCATATGGTTTTGCTACTGGCGGAATAATAAATAAACTAATACCTGCTGACATGGGCACTCTTTTAGGTAAAGCTATTATTAGTAATGGAGATCAGGGATTCATTGGTGCTAAAGTTGGCGAATCAGTAATGACCGAGGAATTTACTCGTCTGCTCAAGCCTTCTATTGCTGCAATGAATAACTTTACCAATATGTTTAACCCGGTTACTCCTACTGCCACAAATAATGATTATACTATCAACAACGAAGTGAACATTAATGTAGCAAATATGAGTAATGATTTAGACATCCAAGATGTCGCAAACAAAGTTTCTACAATTATTAATAAAAATATGACTAGAGACTGGAGAAAGCTTAGATGATAAAAGGACTGCTTCGGCAGTTCTTTTATTGTATGAAATTATAAAATGAAAGAGGTGAATAAATGTTACAATTTGAATTCGATGGACATAATTCTAGTGAATACGGGATTATAATGACTGGAATCACAGACAATGATAATCTTGAAAGCAGATCTTTACAGTTAGGAGAAAAGAATAGATATAGAGCAAGAGAAAATCATTTCGGAACAGTGTACGGTGATAATTATAGCTTTACACTTAGCATCATGAAAAATCCTTGTCACAATACAAATGTGATACCTGAATTATCTAGTGGAATCATTACATATCCAGAAAAATGTACTCCTATATTGAAAAATGGTATTATTACTTTCCCATTGGAGTACATTCCAGATGTTAAATTAGGTGTTATACAGATGAATGATACTGATTACCTTTCTTCAAGCAATATCCGTATTATTAATGGCTGGTTAACTTCTCCACAAACACCAAAATTATTTAAGATAATTGGTGGTGACTACTTCTACGAAGATATAGAGTTCTTTGCTACATTCACAGAAATTACTACTGATCATGTTGTGTTCCCATATGAAATGAATTTTACAGTCACTTGCGACAGTCCATATGGTTACACTCCTGAGATTACGCATAATATCACCTCTTCTTCTACTCTTCCAAAAACTTATATAATTAACAACACTTCTGACTGTCATGAAGATTACATCTATCCTCTTATTAAAATTTCCCCTAAAAGCCATGGCACTATTACAATCCAAAATGTAACAGACAATAACGGAACAATGAAAATAAATGCTTTAAAAGATGATGACTTTTATATTGATTGCCAGCATTTAAAAATATATGACATTACTAATTCAATTATAAGTTTTGAAGATTTGGGTGTAAAAGATATAGATAATATATACTGGCTTAGATTGGCTTACGGTGAAAATGAATTAAGATTCACTGGTGATGCTACATTTGAGCTTATTTATAGAGAACCAAGAAAGGTGGGTGCGTTTGGGTGAAAATAAATCATAAGTATGATATTTATGGACGTACTGAGCCTTCTATTATTTATTTGGCTAAACCTGGCAAAAGATTATATTGTGCGCTAGGAGGCATTGATACATCTACCGTTTCATTGTCATTAAAAACTAATAATACAGCTGAATTAACATTTACTGTTGATAAATACATAAACAATACTGTTACTGACGGGTATGAAGAACTTGATGAGCTAATGGAGCTATACTGTGATGGCATTTGGTTCAAAATAGTAGATCCGCCAACTATTAATAACGATGGTTTGCGTGAAACTAAAGAGATTACTGCTGAGTCTTATGAAATCATGCTTACTCAATATAAACTGAAAAACTTTAAAATTAATATGGGCGAAGAAGATTCCTATGAAATGATGTATCAGGCAACTCATGATACAAATAAGTTTTATCAGATTAAGTTTTATGATTCAGAAAATGAAGATCTAAGTTTTTTACATTTAGTATTAAAACATGCAGATGTTCCTGGTTGGCATATAGGTTATGTGGATAATATTACTCCTGATGACGACGGAAAATTACTCCCTAATAATATATGTAACTTTGAAGTAGACGATCAAAATGTATATGCTTTCTTAACACAAGAGGCCGCACAAGCCTATAAATGTGTGTTTGAGTTTGATACTGTAAATATGACCATAAATGTTTATAGACCTGACAGCTTAGGTAAAGATACAAATGTAGTTTTGGGTTTTAGAAACATTCAGAATAGTATAACTATTTCCAGAGATGAAAATTTAGTTACACAATTTTATGTTGAAGGCTTAGATGATTATAATATTGATGCAGTCAATTTTGGTGATTCTGTAATTACTGATCTTTCCTATTTTATACGTGAGCCTTACATGGATACTTCACTACAAGAAAAATATAATGCATGGCAAAGCTACCGGGAGTCCCGCAGAGAAGAGTTTATTAATTTATCCAAAGAATATAATAAAAATCTGGAAGTTCTTACTGAATTAATGAATAGAGTCCCAATTGATACTGCTCAAACAAATTGGTTCGGGAAAAAAGTTGAAGATTTAAAAGATGCATATAATGCTAACATGGCAATCATTAAGGGTTTAGAAGCTCTATATGTTGACGATGAAAAGAATTTTGATTTAGAAGCTTTAAAAAAGTCACATGATTGGCCTTTATATGAATCAATTATGAACTACACTCTTCCATCTATTGTAGCTGCATTACAAGCTCAAGACGAAACCGTAGAAGGATTCGGTAAAGGAAATATTATTTCATGTGTAAATCCGATTGTGTTGGGCCAAGATTGGTATATGGTAAACCCTGGAACTTCTTCTTTTCAAACTATACAAATTGATGATGCTCCTGCTTATGGAATCACTCGTGGAGTTAAAGTAACTGGTACTAATGGAGGAATTTATCAACACAATATTAGTATTGAACCATCTCAGAGATATACTCTTAGTTGTTTTGTAAAAGGATCCGGTACATTTTATCTTGGTTATAATAACACTGGAGAAGATAGAAAGAATGTTGCTTATAACATTACATCTTCTTGGACAAGAGTTTATACTTCTTTTAATCTTTCTTCTCGTTTAATTGATGCAGCATTCACTGGAACTAATGATTTCACTATATGCGGTATGCAATTAGAGATGGGCGATTCACCTAGCCAGTTTGGGTATTTCACGCAATCTGAAAATATTATAAAAGCTTATGAAACTGATTGGAAGTTATACGGAATCTCAGAATTAAAAGTAAAGATTTCAACTTACGATAGCTGTATTAAAGAATTAAAAAAGAGTGGTTATGCAGATGGGTATAATCCTTTATCTGGATATGAAGAAGCATATTTTACTCAGATGCATCAAAAATATCTGGATTATCTGAATTTAAAAGATCAGGCTGAGGCTGCTTTAAAAGAACGCCAGGCGGAATATGATAAGGCTAAGAAACCTGAAATTCAAGAGAAACGAAATCAGATTGCAAAAGATGTATTACTTGAAAATTTTGGTAAAATACAGAACAAATATCCAGCATTTACTGATAAAGAAACATATATTATTAAGAGTTTATATAGCCAATCCACTTATACAAATGAAAATATTATTGTCACTACTCTTGACAGTACTGCTGATGCCGTAGATAAGTCTAAAGTTCTTTATGACGATGCATTGGAAGAATTGTATGTGGAATCACATCCACAATATACATATACTGATGATGTAGAGAATGTATACGCTCTTCCAGAATTTAAGGAGTACCATGAACAGCTTGCGGTAAATGATTTTGTACGTGTAGGAATCACTGATACTAATTATATTAAACTAAGAGTAATTGAAATCACATATAATCCTTGTGATTTAGATGAATCTATGGAAGTTACTTTTAGCAATATGATTCAGTACAAAGCTAAAAGGAATGATTATAATACTCTTTTAAACGATGCTCTTAATACTTCCAACCGTAATGGTGGTCGTGTTAATTCAGTCAACAAATCTTCTACTTCTGATTATGTCATCACATCAGAAGCTATCAAACAAATCTTTTCAAATCCTCTATTCAATTCAATGTTAGGTGGAACTGTCACTGGAGGAACCGGGTCTGGCGGAACCATTACTGCTGATACAATTATTGCAGAACTCGTGAAAGCAAAAGAAGGTGTATTTGATAAGCTTACTGTTGATACTGCTTTCATGAAATATCTCGATGTAAAACTTATTTCCGCAGATAAGATCACAACTCGTATTCTCGAAGCGGAACAGGCAAATATTGAAAAGCTGTCAGCTAAGATTATAGAATCTAACCAGATTAATGCTGATATGATTAATGTGAAAAATCTCCTGGCAGGAAATGCTGGTGTAGGTAATCTCCAGGCAGTACATCTTACTGCTCAGAATGTAACTATTGACCAAGCAGTAATCACGGATCTTATTGCTAAGAAGATGACCGTAGCTGACTTAAATACTCATACTGCTACTGCTGATGAGTTTATGATCATCTCTAGTGGAAAAGCTGGTATTGCCTTTAAGAATAGTACTCAGCAGTTCTATGATTCAACAGGAGCTGTTAGGGTACAGATTGGTCAGGATGGTGCCGGAAAGTTTAATTTTGTTGTCAAGAACGGTGATAAGACAGCATTATTTGATGAAAATGGTATCACTCAAACAGGTATTCCTGATAACACTATTGTCAATAATATGATCTCTGATGGAACAATCAATAAAGAAAAACTAAGTTTTACTATGGTAGAACCGAATGAACAAGGTGGAATTGATATCAGTCAGGTATACCTTGATGGTAAAAAGTTCGGTCAACAATATACTTCATTTAAAGACCAGACAACTGAGCAGATTACTAACATTACTGATCCTCAAAAGGGTCAAATTGTACAGAGTATACAAAACAGTTTGTTTAATGAGGACGGATC